CGTTGGATTAGGCTTGTACTTGGCAGACAAGAACAAGGGCGTGTTCAAGGACACATTCTTGACTTTCTCCAGCAAGCCACAGTTGGTTACTTTGAAGGGCGACATCGTCCAAAAGGTTGACCAAATGAGTAAGTCTAACTGGGAAATGAGCACTGACCTACATGCGGCTATGAACAAAATTCTAGACGTTGCGGTTAAGAACTCTGTTCCTCAAAGTGACATGCCAGCCATGTTGCTTGTATTGAGTGACATGCAGTTCAACCAATGTGCTCGTTATGACGACTCTGCTATGCAGATGATCGAACGCAAGTTTGAGGCAGCGGGTTACACCGTTCCGCAAGTTGTGTTCTGGAACCTAAACGCAAGTGATAACGTTCCAGTCAAGGCTGACAAGTCGGGTGCGGCTTTGGTTAGCGGATTTAGTCCAAGCATCATGAAGGCTCTGCTTTCCGCTGATTTGGCTCAATTCACTCCAGAGGGCATCATGCTTAAGACTGTAATGGTCCCACGCTACGACCTCAGCTAAAAAGTATTACTTTTTGGATAGCACCTTCGGGTGCTATTTTTTTAGGTTGACTTTACCAAAATTAGATAGTATAATAAAAAATAAGGAGAGCGAACATGCCGTGGATTCAAAATGTAGCACTAGAAGATATTCCCAAAGGGCATCATGTTCGTGTGGGCGAGAATAGTATGCTTATTCAGATTGTTGATCCGTGTATGATGTTTCCTACACCCTTACACAAATTTAAAGAAGTTCATCAGTTTGAATTTCTAGATTTGGAAAGAGATGACAAATGGGGTGAAGAATTCAAAGTTACTGATGCTCAAGCTGAACAATTAGTTGGCTTGCTACAACATGCCCTTGAGCGAAGAATGGACGTTGTTGTTCATTGCGTAGCCGGTGTTTGTCGTAGTGGTGCTGTCTGCGAAGTTGGTGTTATGATGGGCTTTCAAGACACCGAGGCCTATCGTAGCCCTAACTTGATGGTCAAGCACAAGATGATGCGAGTCTTGGGCTGGACCTACGATGAAAATGAACCCTACACTATAAATGGTGTACCTATAGAATACGATGAATTGGGAAACAAGAAAATTTGGATCCTGCCAATTAAAGGAGAATAATATGCCTAGCGTATTTTTAGTGAGCGACACGCACTTTGGGCATACTGGAGTTTGTCGCTTCACAAGAGATGATGGTGTTACCAAATTACGTCCCTGGGACAGTCCTGAAGAAATGGACGAAGCCATGGTTAAAGCTTGGAACGAACGAGTTAAGCCCACGGATAAGGTTTACCATCTTGGAGATGCGGTTATAAACCGCAAGGCCTTAAAGACATTAGGCCGCCTTAACGGCGACAAGGTTTTAATTCGTGGCAATCACGATATCTTTCGTGACACAGAATATGGACAGTACTTCCGTGAGTTACGTGCTTATCACGTTATGAACGGATTAATCTTAAGCCATATTCCTGTACACGAAGCCAGTATGGGTCGTTTTGGTACTAACATTCACGGACACTTACACGCCAACCGTGTCAAGCGAGCTCGTGGTGTTGATGCTAGAACAGGTGAAGTTTTATACAGCGATGAGATTGATGTTCGTTATCATTGCGTCTGTGTGGAACAAACGCCGGATTTTGCGCCTATCTTATTTGAAGATGTGTTAAAGCGTATTCAAGAAGAAGGTGGTGTAGTTGGTTTCCGCAACGGTAACGGACCTACAATGTGATGAGAGAGCTGAAAAAAGAACTGTGGCCTTGCCGAGTGGTTGTAGGCAGTGATTGGAAAAACGATATCACTCCTATCGAACTCTGGCTTGGCAAACAGTTCGGAACTTTTAGAGGACGTTGGTATGTCGTTTATCAACACAACGAAACACATTTTTATTTTCGTAATCAAAAAGATGCCAATTGGTTTGCGTTAAGGTGGTCATGATGTCATTATATAAAGTAGTTTATCATAGATTAGAACAAGGACAGTTAGCAGGACACATTCGCAGTCTATTAGATTATAATGTGGATCGTTGGTTGGAAGAACATTGTAAGGGACGCTACTATCACAATCCTGGATGGACAGATACTAAGTTTATTGAGTTTGAAGATAGCAGAGATGCCATGTGGTTTGCTTTGAAATATGGAAGGTAAGTAAAAATGTTAATCACAGATGATCAATTTAGATTTGAATGGTACAGTGGTACTGGCAAAGGAGGCCAGCACCGTAACAAGCATCAAAACTGTTGCCGTTGTATTCACGAACCTACTGGTATTAGTGCCAACGGTACTGAAAGTCGTAGTAGAGAAGATAACAAACGTATGGCTTTAACCACTTGCCGTAGTCGGGTAGCCGCATACTTTCACAAAGACAAGGAGCGATTCCTTGCTGGCAATGAACGCATTAGGACTTATCACGAACCTGACAATCGTGTTACTGATCATGCCAGCGGCTATCAGGATACATATACCAATGTTGTAATAAAAGGCAATATGGAATCAGTAATTGAAGCAAGATTAAAGGCGGTGAGATAATGTTTGATCATAAAGAACAAGACTTACATAACCAAAAGTCCTTGGCATTTCCACAGATTGGAGACTATTGGCACGAAATGTTCTGTCCCTACTTTGTCATAGTGAACAAGGAAGGGGACAAATTCCGTGTGCTCAGTTGCCTGGGTGGTCCTAAAAGTTTTACTCGTAAAGATGAACTTAACGCACAGATAGAAGTGGATAATGGTCATTGGGGCTTTGACTACTCAAAGAGTATGCTGGTGGATCACGAGTGGATTAGACAGACCGTGACTTATGAAAGCATTGATGGCTTTGTGGCGGATGTAGTCAATACAGAAAAAACTCAACGCATAGCAGAAGAATGGCGAAAGTTTATGGGTCAGGAAATTCGCAGAAAGATCCAAACGCTACAGGATGAATATGAGCAATTCACCGGTTGGAAATATTTAAAAGAGAGTGTATAATGGAAGAAGATCGAGAACATATTGGATACATTGAACGAGAAGAAGGATATTACAAATTGTATGCTCCTCCTAAAGGTTCAATCGTTACCCATGCTTTCATACTTTGTAAATATTGTAACGGCTCAATTTATCACTGTATGGGACCAAAGTATGATGCGGTATGTTTTAGTTGTTATGAAAAAGATCCGGAGTTAAGATAATGTATATTCGTAAAGCAGAAGTAGAAAAGATTTTGGAAATTTTGAACAGCTTTCCAGAAGCTGACGGATTTCGACTTGATCAAGACAATAGTTCAGGTATTGGATCTGTTGTAAGCATTACAATATCTACACAGGTCAACGGGCACCACGGAGAATTTAAAATTGAAATCAGTGGCGTGGAGAATTGGTAATGCCTAAATGTTACCAATTAATTGGAGTTCCTGCCAGCGGCAAAACAACCTGGGTCAACAGTCAAGATTGGGCTGTAACCTGCGCTTACGTTAGCACAGATAAGTGGGTAGATATTTACGCTCGTGAAGTAGGTAAAACTTACAGTCAAGTGTTTACCGACTTTATGCCCACTGCTGTTGAACTTATGGCTAAAGAAGTTATAGTGGCTAGAGAACTAGGACGAGATATTGTTTGGGATCAAACTAGTACTACCGTAAAAAGTCGTCTAAAAAAATTTAAGATGCTACCAGATTATGAGCATATTGCTGTAGTCTTTAAGACTCCTGAACATAAAGAATTATATCGTAGACTTTTGAATCGACCGGGTAAAGAGATCCCCGATCATGTTATTGCCAGTATGATCTCTAGTTTTGAAATGCCTACACTGGAAGAGGGATTCTATGAAATTTGGCATGCTTAGTATTATCTTTCTGCTGCTAGTCGGGTGCGGTGGTGGAGGCGACTCACAACTTAGTCAAGATACCTCGTGTAGTGTAACAAGAAAAACAGTTACATATCCCAACGATTATTTAGGAGGGTATGCCATACCTGCTCCGAGCGGTAAACTTCCAAATCAAATAGAACGAAGCATTGACTTAAAAGACTACTGGCCAGGAATAAGCAAACTTCCCTCTGGCTGTACAGACAAAATTTTATATTCTAGAAATTTATATAAAGAAACACTGGATAGAATTAAAGAATTAGGAGCAGAAACAGTTTGGGTTACTAATTACGGGCCGTGGGCAGATTTAAATCAAGTGCCGTGGCAGTTAAGTTCCAATGTACAAATTCCAGAGGAAGAACTAAAGTTTCTTGTTTCTGAAATCAAAAAGCGCGGAATGACTGTAAGATTTTTATGGCAAATGTATAACGTAGATGTAAAAGGTAATAGCTATCCGTCTAATTTCACAGAATCTCAATTAGATAATTGGATGCTGTCGCATAGAAATTTAATGATTAATTTGTCTAAATTATCGCAACAATTGAATATAGATATGTTAGCTGTAGATTGGCAAGCATTTTTTATTTCAAATTTGAGCAATGACGCTATTCTAAAAGAAAAGTATATTTCTGCTTTGTCATCTACTATAGACGAGATCAAAAAAAATTACAGTGGCAAATTGTTATACGGCGCCAGTGGCCACAGCATTGGGGATCCGAGGATTTTATCTAAAGTTGACTATGTTAGAAGTAGTTTACAAATATATCTAACCGAGCAAGAACATAGTCTTTTATCTGTAAATACCATAAAAAATAAGTATATAGAACATTTAAGGCAGTTTGCTGAGCTAACAAATAGTTTTCAGGCTTACCCAAATTTAAAGCTAGAAGTATTATCTTCCGTTCAAAGTAGAGACAAATATTTTCTCGATGGATGGGTAGAAGACGGATTTTGTGTTAGCTCGTGTATTCAAAACAGTTATAAAACTGACTTTTCAGTACAAGCAATGGGCATAGAAGCTACTTTTCAAGCTGTTATTGAACAAAGACTATTGCCTGTTACTGCCATTACAGTAGGGCCTTTTTGGCATACTGACGATATAAAACCTACTGGTCTTAATACAACATTAGAATTTCCGAATTTATCAGGATCAATTAGAAATAAACCAGCTGAAAACATTGTAAAACACTGGTTTAGTAAAAATTAAATACGTTGTATATTACCCATAGGGCTCATATGAGCCCTATTTTTTTGGTTAAAATAAATACTGTTATGAATAAATAAAGTATAGAAGCTCAAGGACCACGCGGAGTATAATATGGCATTTCAAATCAGAAGAGGTACAAACGCTCAAAGATTAACTATAATTCCCCTTCAAGGCGAATTAATTTTTACCACTGATACCAAAGCTCTGTACGTAGGAGACGGAACAACCGTAGGCGGAGTAGCAGTAGGGTCAGGCGGAGGAGCTGCTCCTAGCGGCCCTTCTAATGATTATGGATTGTTTGGGGATGAAGACTACGGTAGTTTTGCTACACCCGCTGGCGATGAAGACTACGGAACATTTTAAGGATTAGGAGAAACAAATGGCATTACGTCTAAGAAGAGGTACTAACGCTGGAAGATTGGGTATTACACCTGTCGAAGGCGAACTAATTTACACTACCGACACAAAAACGGTATATGTAGGAGACGGTGTTACTGTTGGCGGAAATGCCGTTTCAGGAGGTGGCGGAGGTGGTGCCACCGATATCAACAGTTTAACTGATGTTACAATTACTAGCCCCACTAATGGACAAGTATTAAAATATAATGGCACTGCTTGGGTCAATGGTACTGACGCTACAGGAGGTGGCGGAGGTGGGGCAACATACGAAATCAGCGCTGAAACTGCTACAGGCGGCGCTAATCTACGTTTAACTGGCAGTGATCTTACAACTGATGATGTAAAACTTGCTGAAGGTACTGGCATTACTATAACCAGAACTAATGCTAACACTATTACGATTCAGTCAACTGTGGTTGCTCCGTCAGTTTTAGGAGACTTAACTGATACCAGTGTTGCTACTCCTTCAGTCAATGACATACTAAAATGGGACGGTGGTTCTTGGGCGTCATCAACATTAGAAATAAACGACATGACCAACGTCGATCTTGTTGGACAGGTCACCGGAGAATTATTAAAGTATGACGGAACAAATTGGGTAAATGCTAACGCAGCGCTATCAGAACTAAGCGATGTTACTATTTCAGGTACACCGACAGTCGGGCAAGTTCTTGAATATGATGGTACTAAATGGGTCAATACTTCATTAAGTGCTAGTGTAACAACAGTAGCAGGAAGATCTGGAGCAGTGGTATTAACCACCCAAGACGTAGCTGAACATTCATCAGCATTATATTATACAGATGGCAAAGTAGATACACGTTTAACTAGTCTATTAAGTAACGGTACTCATACAGGAATAAACTGGGCCTACGATAACCCAACTAATAGTCTAAGCCTTACAGTATCATTTCCAGCGCTAAATCAAAATGATGTTTTAGATATAGTAGGTAATTGGATTGAAACAACTTCTACAACAGGTATTACTTATTCTTACGATGATACAACAAACTCGTTGACTAGCACAGTTAACTTCCCAACATTGAGCGCAGGCGACCTAAGCGACTTTGACGTAGACGCTCCTGAAGTTATTACCACTGGAGAGTTTTTACGTTGGAATGCGACTACTGATAAATGGGAAAATAGCACCTTAACTTTACCAGAAGTAGTTGATGACCTTACTCCCCAGTTAGGTGGTAACCTAAGTCTTAATGGTAAAGATATCACTGGTACAGGTAACATTAGTATAGTAGGTGACTCTACAATTGGTGGGCAAGTTTATATTGGAACTTCTGTTGAAGGTTACGCTGGTAGTTTGTTCATATATAATACAAGTCAAGGTGTATACGGAACACAACCTGGTATAATCAATGTTGAAAACTATTACAATGCAGCCAACGGTACACCTTTCATGAATTTCTTTAGAGGCCGAGGAACTCCAGCAGTACCAATTGGAGTTACTTTAGGGGACTTCATCAGCGGATTTAGATTTATTGCTGGTGGTTCTGATCCTACACAACTTCCACAGCCTGCTGTTGTAGTAGCTGCCGGAACTGATCCAAACGGATCACTAAAAACTGATAATGCTCCAGGAACATTTGGAATTCAAATTAGAAATAACTCAGGTACACTATCTAACGCAATATCTTATGATATGAACGGCTTAATGAGAGTGGCGCCTAATACTGCTGTTGCAGGTCCATCTTCTGGAGATGTAGACACAAGTGCCGTTGTAGGATATCTAAAAATTAAAATTAGCAGTTCACCAACTAGCACTGTTTATGCTATTCCGTACTACGCAATTCGTCCGTAATAGATTAAAAATAAAAATCCCCCATATGGGGGATTTTTTTGGCTATATATTTTAAATTAAGCAGACAGATATGATCTTAACCAACTAGCATATGTTTGACCATTATCTAATTTAGCAAGTTGATCATTAGTTGTTTGAGGCATTTTTTCTCGATCCTGTAAAATATAAGCCCACGACGACCGAGGGAAACAGTTGTTTCGACGATACAGTTCAATAGGAACATTTTTATAATGATTCCAATAGTCATTATCACGATGACTAAATTTGTAATGAGCTACTATGAAATCAACAGTTACATCAAATTCGTAATTAAGAGTACGATTATACATAACAGGAGTCAATCGTTCATGCATCAACAAATCTAATTTTTTTATGCTAAATGCTGTAAAATATAGTCCAGTGGCTTCTAAAGGCTCAATAAAGGCACTGCTTAAACCTATAGAAACTAGTTTTTTGTTTCCTAGATCTTTATAGTGATATCTATTACGACCTGTTACCATATTAACTTCTCTAACTTCAGGCCGGCCAAAACCTTCTTTTTCTAGGTAATCTAAAAATTCATTCTTAACATCAAATTTACCGTCATGTACATAGCCTATACCTATTTCGTCTCGCAATGGTATATTCCATATCCAGCCGTGATCCATGGCTCGTGATGTGGTGTAGGAAAATCTTTTATGTTCTGGAATAGTTGTTCTATAGACTAAAGCTTTGTTATTAGGCACAGATTTATCAATTGATAGAAAATTATCTTCGTAGTATTTGTTTACAAAGGCTCGTTTAAATCCAGTACAGTCAATTAGCCAATCGCAGTCTACTTCGTCTACTGATTCTACAGTTCGTCTTTCTATAGTAAGATTGTCAAATCTTTCAAACCACTTGTCTAAAAATTTAGCAAGATTAGCCACACTAAAATGAAATGCTATATCATAAGATTCTATATTTTCTGGAATCTTATCGTTTTCCATCATATGTACTAGTTCAGGTGCTTCTGGACTATTCCCACCAAACGGATGAAAATAGTCATGCGGTAAAAATCCTTCAAACTTTATACCCAGTTTTAAACTGCCACCTATTTCTTTTATGATATGATCAACAGTTATCCCGCACTCTCTAAAAAAATTTGTAACTTGAGGTACTGTTCCTTCGCCTACTCCAATAGTAACATTGTTTTCAGGATATATCCATTTAATTTTATAATGAGGATATTTTGTACAAAAATATAAAGTAGACATATACCCTGAAGTACCAGCTCCAATAACAGCAATAGTTTTACTCATAATCTCTCCTTGCTTGTTTTATCATATCTTTATATTCATCATTTGGATGATTCACGAGATGAGAGTGATATATGTTAATAATTGTTTTAGGAGCAACTCCGTCGAATATAGTTGGTATAATTCCGTGAATAATACTTGTTATACCAGCATATATCAATTTAAATCCTGCTAATACAGCCCAAATTAAATGTGAAAAATAGGTGCTTTTACTTTTGGTAAGATGCTCTTTAAACATGGTTTCTAAAATATTCTCTTAATAGCTCGTTATCTAGCTTGATTCCTCGTAAAAATCTTTTTTTATTCAACACTGATATCTTCTTAATATTTACTTTATTAAAATTATTTTTAAAGAACAAGTTTAAATTATCTAGTACAACGTGATCTTCTTTTTCCCAGAATGCCAAATATAAGGAATTATTAAGGCTGTCAATTACAATGTATGAATCAGTATAATTTAAATTAAGATCATTGATAATTTTAATATCTAAAATTTCACCGTCTATTTTTGTTATATCACTTCTTCCTTTATGTACATAGTATTCTCCAACATGATCAAATAGGTCATTAGTAACTATGTCAATATTATAAACTGGCAATCCAATTTTTATTAGTCCGCTATCAGAAATGTCAATATTGTAAAAGTTGTCAACTTTACTGAAAAATGATGAATTACGATCTAATGAATCTTTATCGATCGTTAATAAAAATACTGGACCACTAGTTTCATTTGAGCCAAATATACTAGTAATAGATTTAAAAATATTATTTCTTATAGCTTGTTTAGGTTTATCTTGAATATATGATAATGTTTGTACATTTAATTTAGGCCATGATAAATTATTTCTGGTGCTTGAATCTATAAATTCATCTATCATAAATGGATAAGGAAAAATTATATTTTCTAGTAATTCTCTATATTCTGAAATTGTATTAACAAACTGGTCAAAATTATTATAGTCATCTAGGTCATAAAATAAATGTTCTGTTACAGTATTGCTTGATAACGTTGGTAATAGGTATACTGCTAGACTACTTCCGTGATTTAAATTTCTAACATGTAAACAACTTCCAGAAAATCTGTCAGCATTTCTTAGAGTAATTTTATATAAAAATTCATGCGAATGTTCTACAATTTTAGGTGTTCCTGTAGTACCACTACTTGTACAACGCATAGCTATATCAGATGGTTCAGGAAAAATAGATTTAGCTTCTTCAAATTCTTTTTGATTTAAAATCCAAAAATTTAAATCAAGACTACTGTAAGTTCTATTAGAACATTCTTTAAAAAATTTAAATTTGGTAAATGATTTTGATTTTGTATCTAATACAGTCTTTGGAAAATCATGTAAAAAAATGTCTATAGGCGATAGTATTTTTGTTTTTGGATCGAAATACTCTATATCTTCAAAGTCGTCATTGCGAGTATAATCTACTATGACAATTTTAAGACTTAATTCTAGTGCGGCAAAACAAGCAGCAAGATAATTGATATCTAAAACTTGCATGCCTATAAGTATCGATTCTCCTTTTTTAGCTTCACACTTGTATTTTAAAACATATTTCCATAAATCGATCTTATGCGTTAAAAGTTTTTTATCAAAGTTTCTAATATTTTTAAAATCTAAAATACTGCGACGATTTTTTAATTTTAAATTAACACCTTGAAAGGAATCATTTATTAAATGTCTTGAAATTATGTTCAACATACCAATACTTATCAAAAATAATCTTCTAGATTTCCATCTCTTACAATATCTAACGTGGCACAGTGATAGCCACCGCTTAACGTTTGAGAATGCCGCATAGAAGTTGGAACAACTGTCATTTTATATTGTTCTAAAACTTTAATTAAATTTACTTGATCTTTACCTACAATAACAGTGTTTTCATCTATACTGAGAATATTCATTCCAATATAAGGACTACAAGGACTTATACTTCCCGGCCCCGATTGTGTAATTGAATTTACATTTACATCTTTAAAATATATCTTATCCCAGCTCTCAAATAATTTTGGACAATTGGCAGGATTAACTCTCGTGCTGTTTAATAAGACTAGTCCCGGACGGAGAGGAATAATTGTACTGTCGAAATGTGCAAAACTGTAAACATGTTCAGCAGCATGTAATCTGTATCCTCTAGGTTCTAGCGTGTTCTTTAACCATTGAAATCCTAACCAATTACCTGTGTTAGAAATTTGAAAAAGGATATCTCTACCAAGCCTTATACAATTTGGTGCATCAAATATAGGTTCTAAGTTAGTTAAGCTAGGTTTAGACAAATCTTCAAATTGATATGAGTCGTCTAATAATCTAGGCTTAGGCGCAGCTATCCATTCGGTGCCATTTTTAACAGATTCAATCATTATTTGATGATACGCTCTAGTTTCAAATAATCTGCTTCGACAGGGGCTAGGAGTCTCTATCATTAAATTGTTTAATGGAAGTAAAAGATCTCTAGGACACCATGTATACCATCCTGTTGATGTCCAATCTGGTGTGCTAAAAGTTTTACTATGATCTATAATTTCGGGTCTATGTACTTTAACGCCTGCTTTTATTAACACAGAGCAAAGTTCGTTAGCATCTTCGTTAGCTTCGTCAATCAGCCATTTTGGATACTGTCCCTCTATTTTTTTAACAGTAGCAATATCATAGTTTGTATAGCTCATACTCATAGTGCTTAAATCTACAGTAGGAACACGAGCATAATCAGCACGGCCAACAATAATTTCTTTTAAAGGATCCCAGTCGTTGTTTGAATTTATTCGCATAATAGATGTTTAAGAATGTATTCTTTGTTAGGTATAGATGAATTGTTTATAGTTTCAACTACTTTATTCTTGTCTTTAACTTGATTAATATCCAAATGTTTAGGATATGTTAAAACATTAGAAGTCCAAGTTAACGAATTACTTTTGATAAATTTTTCTAAATCAAATAATCCATGCCAGTTATTTTTATGAATAACTGTATGAATTGTTAATTGATAATTTAACCTTTTTATTTGTTCAATGAAATTTAAAATATCTTCCCATTTGCTCCCAGATCTTACTTTTTCGTTAAGTTCTTTGTAACCGTCAATGCTTACAATAAATTTAACTTGTTTACACTCATTTAACAATTTTATTGTTTCGTCGTCCAATAAAAATGTACCATTGGTATTATAAGTAACTTTGAGATTAGTTCGATCTGCTATTTTTAATATTCTTAAATGCCTAGTAGTCATCAAAGGTTCCCCACCTAAGAATAATACTTTATTGACAGACTTAGGAAGATCTATTATTTCTTTACTAGTTCTTACAACAATTTCAGAATTATTTTTCTTTGCCCAACTGCTGCTAAATTCATCCCAACAACCGTCACAGGTTAAATTACAAATATTGTCCAATCCTACTTCTAAGAATTTAAGTTCAACTTGTTCACAATCGTATTCTTCATTAAATTGTTGACGTAGACTTTTCTTTCCTAGACTTTCTTCATAATAGCATTTTTGACAATTAGGATTATGTATACCCTGTAAACTGTTATTTCTTAAATTTTCATACTCAGATGAGTCTAAAATGTCAACAACATTTTCTGTAAACTTTTTTACAGGAGTTTTATATCGACAACAGGCAAAGACATTATTATCGTTTCTTATATTAATGTGTTTCCAAAAAGCAGCGCACTTTGTTTCCATAAACTTATTCATATACTGACACTAATAATGTCAGCTTAGGAATCATACCGATATTAGCTGATCCGTGATTATCTGAAAAATTATCAAAAATGAAAACGTCTCCTTTTTTATAATCTGTAATAAGTTTGTCATTTATGATAAAAACATGGCCAGAATGATAATCTTGCATAGGTATCCAATAAAATTTTCCTTTGGCACCTTCTGGATGAGGATCAATGTGCATGGGCATAAATTGTCCTTGAAGTAATCTAGCCACCCACCATCCAGTTTGTTTTGCTCCTTTCATAAATGGAAATTCTAAGTTGAAAGAAACATGATGCGGTTCTATCACAGCCCAGTTTGATCTTGAAAGATCGTAACCCGCATTTAATAGTCTATTGTATTCAGAGCTTCCTTCACAAAAAGGTCTAGGCCATTCTTTAGGCAAGGACAAAACTTCATCGGTCCACTCGTCTTTTATATACGAATTAAAGTTCCCTAAGTATTTCAATGAACTTCCCTCCTTCTTTAAACTGTTTTTTCCTATTTACATCTAGCGTTACTTTTTGTCTAGGAGTGTCGTTGTTCGGACGTTTATCAAACGCACATAACTTACATACTTCTATCGACTTGTCTAAATTGTTAACGAATTCCCTTACTTGATCAATTGGTAAAAAAGGATCGCATCCTTTGTATTTTTCTAATATTTCTTGTGCTTCTGTCTCGTACCTAACTTGTAATTTTGCATCTGGGTAGTTTGTAACTGGTGGACATTTATACAACAAGCCGTGCTGAAAAGTATAAACTGCTTTCCAACCACAGCTAGTATGACTAGCTTCTTGATCTCCTCCCATTTCAAAATATACTGTGCCGTTTTCAACCGTTTTATGATAGGGCAAATACATTTCTGTAATCTTCATAAATTTACAAACTTCTCTACCATCGATAAAGTACTGTATTGTTTTATTTGTTTCAAATTCTATACCAGGAGTTTCAATAGAACTTACTCTAGTGCCCCACGGGGACAACGTATCTTCTATTTCTTTTTTAATTTCATCAAATGTTTCTTCTTCGTGACAGGACACTGTGACTCTAGCATTTCCGTCTAAAAATACCTTTCTAGAAAAATCCATTTTTTTAGACATTCTAGTTCCATTAGTCATGACTTCTATGAAAACATTAGGCCAAATTTTTCTAACTTCTTCGAACCATAAATCTAAATCAGGATTAAGATACGGTTCCCCGCCGCATAAAGATATTTCAGGTACATCAAGAATCTGTCCCCATTTAGCATATTTTTCCGCAGATTCGGCCCACCTACTATTGCCTTTAAAATCATACATGGCTAAACCGGCACAGTGACTACAGGTCATATTACATAGGTTATTAACCAGTATAGATACAGGGTAAGTTAATTTTAGTTTATTCTTTAGTATCATATTTTGTTAATAATATCATATCTTATTAGATGATGAAATCCCTTTTGGTTAAACCATTTATCTATTTCTAATTTTTCTATACCGTACTCTTTAGACAAATTTTCTAAAATTTGAAAATTACGTTCAACAAGTTTGAAAAAATGTAAATAATTATAGTTTATATCATCGGTTATTTTTTCAATATTATTTTGATAATTTTCTAAAAAATGTTTTGTATTAAAAACTATAGCATCTAACCTGTCTTCTTCTGAAGACAAATAGGCATAATCTTTTATTAGCATATATTCTTCAAATGTCTTAAATCCTAATTCTTTAATGTAATCAAACATTTGAGGATTAGATGCGTGTAAAAAAGGATGTCGTTGTACAAATACTCTGTATGTTTTTTCTGTAAGATATTTATATGACAGATCTGAGTCGCTAATTCCTTCAGATATTATGCTTAATAGTGTGTTTTGATAAACATTAGGATCTACCCAAGCAGTATCTTTGGTCCATTGGTTATCGGATGGTTCTGTACCATAATGTTTAGAATTTTCATAGACATCGTCAATTTGACGACATAACTTTATAAGATCTTCATAATTATAAAATCTACTGCGACACCATTGTTCTTGTTCTTCTGTCCAAGGCTTGAAAAAAGTCCACTCAGCATTTTTTAGAAGATCTAATTTTTGATATCGATTTAATAATCCTATCCTGTTTGGTCTGTTAGGTACTCCTCCTAAAAATAAAAATTTTTGGGCATTGCTATTCCAGCAGTATGTTTGTTTATTTTTATAACTATTGTAAGTAGTATGAAGATTAAAATTAAATGGTACTACTTTTTTGTAATCTGTATTTTCTGAAGCTAGCCCGGCAACAATTGTTAGATCAACTTTACTAGCCAATGTTGAAATAACATCACCTGGCGTTTCATGTATAAATCCATCAGCTAACATTAAACCTAGAACTTTGTTACAATTGCCAATCTCTTTAATAAGAACATTGTATTTTTGTTCTTCAGGAATAAAAAAAGTTTCTAGGTTAACAATTTTATACATTTAAATGATTATGAAAGCTAAGTCGATTTGTTAAATTACCCCTGTTATATTCAGGATACAATGATTGTCTATCAATACCAAATATCACAGTGTTTGAAGGCTCTACATTTAATTGTGTACACATTTTTTGTTGTTTAACAAAATATTTATTGTAGATATAATCTGGTCCGTACTGTGTAAAAAGATCTAATCCTAACTTAGCAGATAGCCTGTTATTATAGTTGATCTTATCATAAACAAATAATAAATCGTCGTCATCTACTTTTGTTAATCTCATACCTATTCTTGCGTGAGCCACAGGAAAAGTTTTACTAAGACTAAACACAATATCAGTTATACAAGTGTTATTGAAATTGAAATTTATATTAGAACAAATGCCAAAATACGCACAATCAACTAGCACCGGTATTTTAAGTTTATTACATTCTTGAAGAAGTTGATTCATTTCGGGATGTTCATTTCCAGTATCTGAAAATGGTAAACTAGTAACTACAGCATCATTTTCAGATAATGGTGCTTGGTCTATGAATAACCAATCTGTCCAATTATTTCTCCAGGCCAGCTGATGATAAATGTATTCTCCACGAAAGCAACGAAATCTTCTATTTTTATTTTTAATATAAAACATATCAAAAGACTGAGAAGTTCCGTTTGAGAAAACAGAATGTTGAAAATTAATTAGACCAGTGATAGAGTTGTTTTTTGTAGATAAAATCCACTCTAAATAATTTTTACAAAATTTTCTAGTAATATCATTATCATGTAACGCAGGTATTAGACTGAGAGATGACATATATTTTAAAACATGAGAATCTTGTATGGCAAAAGATCCACCATAGGGAAGACTTCTTTTGTCATTGGGTGCTGTCATAGTTTATCCTTTATTTTTTTAATTGCGTCATTAAACTTTAAAGGATTAAATTTTGGATGAAGTTTCTTTAAAATTTCTAGATCTGGTCTACGACGTTGAACACTTCCTTTCCTACTAGGTAAATGATTCCATGATATATCAAACACATTTAAAGACTGAGCAATAATATTAGCAGCTTGTGATACAGTAATTTCTTCATCACTACCTATATTTACTACACCTTTATAGTTTATATTTGACACATGGATTAGTGCTTCTACTGCATCAGAAACATAACAAAAAGATCTTGTTTCGTTTGAACCAATTAAATCAAATTCTTTATTTTTAATTTTACTAGCAATGTCTTTTACAAAATGACCATGGCCGCTGTGTTCACTAAACACATTAAAAAATCTAACAATTGTGTAATCAATTTTACTATTTGACAGGTAATTTTCTGATAAAATTTTTGGCAGTCTATAACTCCATCTTGGATTATGGATATCTTTTATTAATATATCTGTCTCTTCTGATGTGGGAAAATTTTCAGTATCAGCAACTACTTCACTTGAACTGGCATAAACCAGTTTACATTTAGGATTTTGTTCTACATAGGAAAATATTGATAAGTCTAACTGAACATTGTTTTTTAAAACTTTATTTGGAACTTCATAAAAAAATTTGGTTCCATTAATAGCTGCCATGTGGTATATTACGTCAAAGTCATTTTTACTAGACTTTAAAAAATCTTCGATGTCTGATTTTATAAAATTTCCATCTGGTTTGTAAGCAGGGAATCTAGAACAATTATCTATACCTATTACATTTAATCCCAGTTGTTGTAATTGAAAAAATAGTTCTCTACCTATTAAACCTGCTGCACCTGTTACTAATATTTTTTTACTGTTATTGGCCATTTGTTATTGTCATTTCTTATTGCGGTAAAATACGATTGGTCAATGTTTAAATGTTTCATTGAGGTAATAAGAAACTCTAAATCTTTGGGCAAACATTTACCACCAAACCCTCTCAAATTTTCATTAACGTCAAGATAGTGTTGATCGTGATTTACCTTAATATATGCTGAAACAATTTTATCATAATCAGCATTAACTTTTTTACTTATATCATAAAAATGATTAGCTAAAACAACTCTAGAACTAGCCATAGTATTGCTTAACATTTTTAAAATTTCTGCTTCTTTAATAGAACAAACAGTGTAATCTTCATCTTTTAACCAATCTGGCACTTTAACAAGATTAGTTCCTACTACTAAAGGTCTAAGTAAAACATCTAACTGCCAGCATCGTTCTCTTAAAAATTCTGGCATGTAGATAATTTTATCATTAATTACATTTTCTATATGTTCCCCAGTGCCAATCGGCAATGTAGATCGTATAACAATTTGTATCGATCGATTTAAATTTTTAAGGCCTAATAACGTATTAATTAAAACGTCTATATCATTGTCTGACGACGTAGGAACACAAACAAAAACAACATCGCAAAGAGATAAATCAGACAGTTTAGTATCTAATTTTATATCGTGTATTACGGGATTTTTGAGCTTTAAACTTCTTTCTGTTGCTCGACCTACAATACCATAACCAAGAATTCCAGCTTTCATATTGTTGTACTAACCTGACATGAGTGAAAATGTGAATTACTAGCATTTACAGCAAAATGTAATTCAGTTGAATCAAACGCCCAAACATCACCTTTTTTCCAGTTTACAATGTTCATATGTTCAAATCCTAAAAGATGTCCAAATTGCCAATCTTCTAAAAATATAAGATACCTAATACATTGTTCAACTTCAATTTGTAGTTGTTGCCTAAGAGTAAAAAACGTGTCTCTGTGTGACGGCAATATTAAATTAGGTATAATACAAGTCCAACTAACCGAGCCTTTATCTACACCCACGGCTGAATAAAAGTTTTTCCAACAACCCGGAAGTTCATCATTAAAGCTTTGTAGCAGATAATCTCTATTATAGTAAGTTCTGTCTAAATGATCAAAATTTTTAGCAACGAAGGGAACTTGTCTAGCATAAGAATGCCTTTTTAAATCTTCCGACCAAAAATCTTGTATGTTTTTAACAAATCGTATCATTTTAATCTAAGTCCATACTTATACTTATCGATATCTGCATAGGATAATTATCTATATGAATGCTTTAGAATTTTATTATAATAACAGACATTGCCATTGGAAATTAGAAGAATGTCCCGATGGCTGTGATAGCAATTATCAAATAGCCAATTGGTTGCTTAACAAATCTAATTTTGGTTGGTTAGAATTAGACGTAGAAATTGACCTAGAGCAGTGGAAAACAGAGTGTCAAAATGTACAATTTTTTGACCATCGAGGATCAGACCATCCGGGATGGAATAGTACTTGTATACATGGCATCGATGTAGATAAAACAGGATCCTGGACAAACTATGGATATACCAACGAAGACGACGTTCCCTATAAATGGACGTTGTTAAGTGAAAGAACACCTTCAATAAAAAACTTTTGGAGTAACTTTCCATACGAAACCTATAGAAGAATTCGATTTATGGAAGTTGAATCTAATGGAGTAGTAAGTCCGCATATCGATATGCCGGGACGTTTACCGGGAGAAGATAATTTCAATGCCTTACAATTTGGTGTGCCTATAAACGTTGCTATTATACATCCAGAAAATTGTTTTATGACTTTAGAAAACTACGGATGTGTTCCCTGGCAAGAAGGTAAAGCATTTATAATAAACATTAGAAATTATCATAGTGTAATAAACTTTAGTAAAATCAGTCGAATACATTTAATTGCTCATGGTAAACCTCAAAGCAGAATTAACGAATTTGTTGAGCTAGTAGCAAGAAGTTATAAAAAACAATATGAAAAACAAAATAATTTTTTGCGTAGTCAATGACATTCATACCTATGCTGACGACAGTATTAAATCAACTATTCAAAATATTTTAGATTTCACTCTATCTAATCTTTATGTCAAAGGGTACAAAGCCATTGTCAATGTCGACGAAGATGAAATTTTACAACTTGCTAAAGACTACGACTATGCTGTAGTAATGAGTCCAGGAACTGAATTTATTAATGGTGTTGAGTTTTTTAATTCTTTAGAAAAATTAATAGAAAAAGATTTTTTTATTGCCGGTCATATCTTAGATAGATCTTTATATCACGCATACTATGAACTACATCATCAATGTTATGTAGTTAATATGATGTATTATAAATTTCTAAATTGTCCAACGGTAGGTAAATTATCTAAAAATAGCCCGCATTCTCAAATTGTACCAATAAAATCAATAGAAAATTGGCACGATGATTACACACCTAAGATTGTATCAAAAGGCACTAGAATTCAAGAGTATCATCACAAATGTCATGGATGGAATTTATTAAAACATGCCTTTGAAAATAATCTTAATGTATTAGTATTTGACGAATCAATACGTAATAATAAAAAACATTACTACCCCGAAAGCAAAGAAGACTACGACAAAAATGCTTCATATATCGACCAGAAGTTTAATTATTGTAAAAAAGAATTTGTACATACAGATAACACTGAATGGGCTAATGAAATTAATGGAACTTACAATCAAATTGCAATTCCGGCCAGTGGCACTTTATATTTGAATTTAATTGAAAAAGGAAATGTTATTTTCTTTGACTACAACCAACGTTCATTAGACTATTGGATGGAAAATTGTATAAGGAAGCAAGGAATAAATTATAAATTTGTCAAAACAGATCTTCTTAACGACCTAGTATTAATCGACCATTTAGACCCAGATTTAAAAACATTGGTAAATTTATCTAATATATTTTGCTACGAAGGAACCGCAGCAAAGTATTCTTTAAAGCATAGACTGACAGCACAGAATAATCTTGTATCTGCTCTAAAAAATAAAGTTAAAGATATCAATATAAACTTTACTATTAGAGCAGACGACGGTCATTGACTACAAATATTCTGTTACTTGTAAAACTATTCTTGGCATATGTCCTATATTAGCAGCGCCATGAATATCTTGTGATGTATTATAAATGTATACGTCACCTTTTTTATAACCTGTTATCATATGATCGTTTAGAACAAAAATATGACCGGAATGATAATCTTGCATTGGAACCCAATACCTGAGACATTGCTCGTCATGTGTATGAGGATCAGTGTGCATAGGCATAAATTGTCCCGGAGTTAATTTTGTAATCCACCAATGATATTTTCCTGAAACCCAGGGTGGTTGAGGAACGTCAAAAGATACATCTTTCCTTTCATACACCCACCAGTTTACTGAATTAAGATTATATCCTGCTGCCTTTGCTCTTTTATATTCGTCAGTTTCGACAGAATTAACAGCCGGCCAATCTCTAGGTCGTGCTTGGCCATCTTTAGATAAGATTTCAGCTACCCATTGATCTTGAATAAAATTAAAATTTCCTACAAATTTCATTCTACTCTAGGCCCGTTTGCGATAAATGTGGCACAAATCCATTTATGACCTTTAGTTATAGGAGTCGACTCGTGTATACTTGATTGATTTACTTCTTCATCAGGGTAATCATATTCTAATACAATCATATCACCTTTACTAGGCTTAACAGAAAATCCCAATATAGGAAAATCTAATTCGCCTCCTTCATAATCGTCATTCAAGTAAAAAATTGCAGTGTATTTTCTATCACCGCCCTTTTCATAATATTTTATCTTTTTTGGATCAATTGGATAATCAACGTGTAGATCAAAAAATTGTCCTACATCATACCTATAAATATCACCAGCTTCGATATAGCTTCTCGGTATGCCTGCTACTGATGTTACATAAGTCCATAAATGTTCTCTAATTTCTTGAGGGGTATTCCAACTAATAAATCTTTGTTCAATTCCTTCATGGACTTGTCCGTAAGACTGTTGAGCAGACTCCCAACCTGCCCTCATATTCATACCTTCATTTGTGAACTTATTAATTATAAAATCACAATAATTGTGATCTACTACATTTTTATAAAGAACAACACCTGGTATTTCTGAATAAACTATTTTTTCATTCATAGTATTAATACCTCTCTAAATGATCTATTCCTAATTTGATTCTAAACTCTTTTGTAAATTTACAATCGACTCTAAGACCGTATTCGATTTCTTTCGATTCTTCTCCACCATGCCAGTCTTGATCGTTCCAAAAAGCAGCATTACTATTCACATAATGTTTGTTTTGTTGTTCTGGATCCCAAACATAAAATCCTCGTTTAGTTCGATAACGGATATGAATAAATTCATTATTATGAGGACTGTATTGCTTATCATCATGAATACCATTATTAGCATCTAGATCTCGATGTTCGAACGCTCGCCCATTATGATCGCAATGAAAAAATATTACTCTACCAATCCTATCAATTATACCTTGTTCTTGTAAATTTTCTACCCATTCTACAACTCCGGGAAAAAATTTACTTTCTTCTGTGCGCTGACGAGTAGCATTACGTTCGTTCCAGTCACCCTCATTCCATAAAAAATAATAAATGTACGGATCGTTGGCATCAAGTGTTGTTTTTAAATATCTAGTAAAAATATTACGTTGCTTATAGTCACCAAAATTTTTAGGTACTAGATCTCGACCGACAATTTTTATAGGATGATCTTCGGGAAGTTTTTGATACTCTTCCCAAGCCTTGTATATTGGCTTCCAGTTCATTATATAACTGGCATCTTTCCAGTCGAACCCTGGAGCCATCCAAGTTCCTTCTTTAGCATAATCTCTAGCTAGGGCAAATCCTTTACATATCTCAGGATGTAATTTTTTGAATCCGTCAACATCTAAAAAAGGGTCTAAGTTAATATAAGGCCTACCGCCAATTCCTCTAATCATGACAATATTTATGTAATAAATATAACTGCCGCTAAAATTGAACAATCATGTCGCATTGCCCTTGGACCTATCGAGCACTAGCTATCTCTGGAGATGATTTTTTACCTTGTTGTCGATTTCAAGGAAATTTTGTCATAGAAAATAATGACTTAAATGCCTCTTACAAAAATGGCAAAATTTCAGAATTTCGTCGTCGCCTAGACAACGGAGAAAAATTACAAGAGTGCAATGACTGTTGGTTTAATGAAAAAATAGGCGTTAAGTCTATGAGACAACAGGGACTTGATATGTGGGGTGAAGTTAGAACTCCAGAAATTCAATTTGTTGAACTTGACTTAGATAACACTTGTAATCTAAAATGTGTGAGCTGTAACTCGAGACAGAGTAGTTCTTTAGTTGCTGAAGAAATAAAGTTATACGGAAAACAAGTTTTTGCTGAAAGAAAAATTACAGATCATTTTAAACAGCTAGATTTTTCAAAATTAAAAATTGTAAAACTAATCGGCGGCGAACCTTTTTTAAGTAAAAAAATAACAGATGCTTGCCAACATATTTTAGAAAAAAGAATAGAAAACGATTTAGAACTTTGGATTAACACTAATTGTACTGTATTACCAAATGACACAGTTCAAGAGTTAATAATGAATTGTAGACAACTACATTTAAATCTTAGCATAGACGGATACAAAGATTTAAATAATTTTGTAAGAAATGACACTGTGTGGGAAGATTTAGTAAGTAACTTAAAAAGATTTAATGAATATATTAATCAACGAGGAAACAAATCAACGTTTATAAGTATAAATTTTGTTGTTCATCTGTATAATGCAAATAAAATACACGAATTACAAACTTGGATTAAACATAATTTTCCGAAATTTAATATTGAGATTACAGCACTAGTTACGCCAAAATTTTTATCTTTGGTACATGCTCCAGCTGATTATAAAATTTACTTAGAAAATTACTTTAGAACACACAATCTAAATAATCTAATACCGTTTTTAAAAGAATCGAATCAGAATTTATTTGATTACTTTTATGCTTATCATCATCTTTTAGTTGATCTTAGACAAAAAGACATTAACGATTCTAACCCAGAATTATTCGAATACATAAAACAATATGTGCCAACTAGACACATGAGCAAAGATGAAGTATTTTCTTTAAGGACATTCGAGAGTGGACTTTGAATATTATTATAATTATGTTCCAGGAAAAGGCTTTTGTAGGAACAATTTAATCTATACCAGCTTGATTAGCAAAGATCGTAAAACTTTTTGTCAATGGTACTTCAATGATACTGAATATCATCGAGGCCAAAATCAGGTTGTGGATCCAGCTCTAATGGATGAAAAATTCAATAGAGAAGTTAAGTTTTTAAGTGTTATGGGAAAACATTATCCAACTATGGTTCCAAAATTTGATATCGACATAGACAAGAAAAAAATCTACTTAGAAATAGATGGTCCCGATATGTGGGAAATGGTAGGATGCTCAGGAACTGACTATTCAAGAGCTTTACCAGATTGGGATACACAGATGCTTAAAATCTTTGAGGCACACAAAAATCTAGGATTATTTAAATATAGCTTACATCCGTCTAGTTATTTTGTAGTAAACGGAGAACTAAAAAGTATGAATTATTTTTTCACATATGATTTAGAAGATTCTGATATGTCTATAAAAAGTGTGCTTAGTCACATTAGCGAAGATAGACAAAAAGATTTATTCCCTAAAATTAAAGCAATGGGGTTTAATCTAGACAATCCAGTTCCGCATAACAAATTACAGCACTTAGCGTTTGAAAGCTTTAAAACAAATTTTAAAGAATCAGTAATGAATAGGGCAAAAGAGATTTATGATATTTGATCCTTACATTAAACTTTTAGATATTTACTACGGTGGCAAATGTAACCTTTCTTGTTATCAATGCGACACAAGAAGCGACTTAATAAAGTCTACTGAAAATGATCCAGAACTATCAACAATTTTAGAAGGAATAACTTTAGCTAGAGACAAATTCCAAGTTGATCTTTATAGTGTGATAGGTGGCGAGCCATTGCTATATCTAGAAAAAATTGATTTGATATTATCACATATAAGAAAAATAGACCCTAAAGCAAAAATACAGTTTTCAACTAACGGTACATTATTATCTAAAAAGTTAGATGCTGTTGCTGAGCTAATGTTAAAACATAGTTGTAGTTTATTTGTTTGTAATCACTTTGCTGCTTTTGATACAAACATGACTGAAAAAATTACTGAAAGTGTAAATCAGTTAGTGAAAAAATTAAACTTAGAAAAAGGTGACGCCAATAATTTTTTTAAAGAGTTTATAGGTCTCGATAATCCTAGAAAAGATCCTTATATGGCAAAGTGGATTAAAGAAAGAAAAGAATATTTTTTAGGAGAACAACCTAACGATCATTATTATTATAACAATGATATGTTTGTACACTTTAGACCTCAAACTACATTTCATAAAAACTATGTGATGATTAACGGTAAACCTAAACCACATATGACTGGACTTCCACATGTGTCTTTTAAAGACGGATGTAGCAGTGTTCTTTGTAATTTTTTAATAGGAAAGAAATTATATAAATGTGCAGCACTGGGAACACTTAAACAACTTCTTACACATTACGACTGTCTTGACGATCTCGACTGGCAAAAATATTTAAATTACGAATATTTAGATTTAGAAACTTGTGAGTATATAGATATAACTAAATTTCATTTAGGAAAATTCTGTTCAATAGCAGAATGTGACATGTGTGGGACACAAGAATTTAATAGAACTAAAGAACATGTTATCCATATACAAACTAGTTGAATGGAATGAAAACTTAGACTTAACAGAATTTTATGCCGAAGCTGCAAAAAGAGGGCATATTAACAATACAAGTCAAAAGGTAATGATTGATTGTTTTCGTAATGAGAAAAGATCACAAGTTTGGATACTTTATAAAAATGATCAAGCAATAGGCAGTGTAGCCGCACATACATTTCCCGAAATGGGGGATAACAGTTATCGTATTTTAGCAAGAACTTGTGTTCTTGATGGTGTGATTCCTAATAGCGGACATGGTTTAGGTACAGGAAGGTGGTATATACAACAGCATCAAAACTTTACCTGTCAATTTTATATTCCTAAAATGATAGAATGGTGTGGTATAGATTCTAACATGTATGCTACAAGTAATCAATTAGCTAGCGGAAGTCAACGCAAAGTACATAACATTTACTTTCCTTTATTAGAAAAACAAGGAGAGTTTATTAGAACAAAAGAAATGTATTACAGAGGAACAGAACAAACAATATGGAAATTAAATCCTATAACGTTTTTAGAAAATTTAGAACGTTATGTTCGTTGGATCTAACTTTGGGTTCATTCTTCTTAGTTCTCTCATAACATAATCAGTACACTTCCATCTAAATTCTATCTGTCTTATGTTCGGATATTTTGTCCAAAATAATATAGTATCTACGATTTCTTTATGAGAAATATTAAAGTCACTGCTGATCGATTCAGGTTTATCATCTTTCGGAGTTCCTTCTATAAAGGTAAGATCTAAATGTAATATAGGAATTCCGTTAGGATCCAATCCTATTTTTCGGCATATTTCTCCTAACTCTTGTTTGTCTCTAGCATACCTAGTATAAAATATTCCAGCATAATGTCTACTTACGCTACCCATAACAATCATTTTTGAAACTTTGTCTTTTAAGGCGTAAATCAGTTTTGCTTGCTGTCTTTCAAAGTACGCATTATTAATAAACAAATCAGCTCCCGAAGCTACTTTTACAATCTTATCAAAATCTTTAGTAATGTCGTGTCCATTACTTCTACTTAAACCAATGACTTCATTAGAACTATCGGCTTTAAAACTATCGTAGATACTTTTTCCTATTCCATAGGTATGACCAGTTATAACTATTTTAGTCATTGATATTAAATCCTATTCTTATAACATTTGGATTTGAAATCCAAAATTGAATTGTTTTAATAATTAAAGCCGAATCTTTATATGACGAACTTGTTAAATCTAGTAATAGGTATTGTGTTTTAGATTTTATACCAGCGTAATAATAAAAAACGTCTTCTAATTGAATCTTGTCTTCGCTATATTTAGGCATAGCAGAGTCGGGAAATTTAGAAGCGATAGATCCACACACTATCATTTTATCTATTTTGTTATGTAGATTTTCAATAAATTTTTTTTGAATTCCGTTAGCATAAGAATTGTTTATAAAAATTCCATCTGTGTCTATTTGGTCGATGATTTCTTGAAAATTTTTTTCGAGGTCATACCCGTTTGATTTGCTAAATCCAATAACTTCATATTGTTGATTAGCAAAAAAATGGTAAAGGTTTTTACCAAGACCCGAAGTATGACCTGTAATGTATATCTTCATTTAAACCCTCTCGAGTCTACAAGCGTTAACATTGCTATCCATTCTTTATCTGTTTTATTCCAAGCACTATGAGGCACACGTACATCAATTATAATAGGAGAATCGTTATTTAATTTAATACCATTAATATCAACTCCTAGATCTTCTGTGATTATACTTGGTATTTCTAATCCTATAATTACGATATAAAAACGAGGATCATTATTTAAATTACATTCTTCATAAACAGTGTCTTTAGCAAGTTCCAATTCTGAACGATATAGCTGTTTAAACATTTTTAAATTAAAAGGATGAATATGATTCGGAACAAAACTATTCGGTCCCATTCTTAATACAAAAGATCTTAGTACATCTGGTAGCTTTTCAAATTTTTTAATTACATCATTAAAAGTGCTGTTCGAAATTTTTGGTATTAACCATTTATTAAAGTCATATACTATTGCTACTTCAGTATCAAACTTAGCACCAGCTGGCAATTCATTGATTATTTCAAGAGGTTCGTCGATGTGATAGTTGTCTAGATTTACTTCTTTATTAGCATCAATGTATTTTTGTAAATCTATTTTGTTAACTATATTTTTTAAATCACTTGCTATCTCTAGTAACCCTTTGTGATCTACATAGTTGTGAATATTTTTTATTTTTACCATAAGTTAAAAATATATTTTGGTTCTAATCCGCAATTGGTACCAGCATGCCAGTAGCGCCGATCACCCCATTTGTAGGTAGAACCTTGTTGCTGATTGTAAAAACATTTACCATTAGCAATAAACACATGACCAAATTGTGGTTTACTAATATGAGAGTGAAATCTAACTTTTGGTGGCAATTTAGAAAGTTCAACTTCATGATCATTGACGTCCCAATGCCATGGAGCAAAATGTCCTACATTAATTTTGCTTATCCAAGCAGTATGATATTGGTCTATCTTAAACAATTCACAAAATTTTGTCACAGATCTTTCATCAAATTGCTTACCAGGAATAAACATCCCCCAACCGACCGTGCCTCCTTCGCTAAGATTTTTATATCCTGCTTTTTCCCATATGGTTGCAACTTGATCAAGTCCGGGGATATTATCTTCTTTTTTATGACTAGGTCCTATGTAATCAGGTTCTGAATTAGCGCACTGAAGAATAATCTCGTCCCAATTTATAATATTTGAACAATTTCCAATATAATCGATCATCTTGGTGTACCTAAAAAATGAAAAAGATAATAGGGCTCATAGCCACAGTTAGCTCCTGCGTGCCAATTTTTATAATGATCCCATTCCCATATACCATGTTGTGGTACATCATAAAAAGCGTCATGATCTTCTAATAAAAATACATGGCCGTCTTGAGGCTTATCCATGAACACTGTCCAACGTTTTAGATCTCCTTCTAATAGCCATTCTTTTTCATTATCTTCTACATCCCAATGATAAGGCACTAGTCGACCTGGCCATAATTCACTGACAAAAACTCTTCGAGGAATAGCATTTACTATTTTAGAAAATATATTTTGTACATTAATATCAAAATGAGTTCCTGGATAATAATCATACCATTCAATTTTTTCGAGCTCATAACCAGCCTTATCCCATAACTGTATTACTTCTCTGTATGATCCTAGTAATTCGGGATTGTCCTTCCAACTTCCTTCTGATCTGTCAACAACAGTTTTCACAGAGTTAAAATCGCCATCGTTCCTTGATTTACATATATCAATAATAGAATCCCAGTTGATTAAACCTTCAGTAGATCCTACAAATTTAGCCATTAAATATTTCCTTGTATATGTAATTCATGTTTTGATATCCCCACAAAACATGAGTACTTAGACTACGCTTAAACATTATTTCTAAATTTATTAGACCAGTATTCGCAGTTCCAGTTTCCTCAATTCTAAATTTAGCAGTTTCATGTATAATACCTTGCATATATTTTTCTTCAACGAACGGATCATTAACTTTAACACATCCATACCAATCAATAGATCGCATGTTATTACTATCATCGATGTAATGACAATGCGGATACATAGTTAATTTATAAACACCTTCTTGATATTGATCTATCATAATATCTTTAATTTGTTTGCGCCATTGATCTTCGGGCCATGGTCTTCCACTGTATATGACTTGATTACAGCTTTCATTATACCATTTAAGATAAATCTTTTTATTTGTATAATCAACATCTATAATTTCAGGAGCATATAATTTATTTTTAAAATACTCAATCCACTTTAGTTCATTGTCCCAGAACCAATCTACCACTTCTTTAGTATAAAGCGGACGATCATTATTATCCAAATATTGGTAATCGTTAGGAAAACTATAATTTTTACAAAATGTTTTTCCGTCCTCACTTACTAACGGTTCATAAGTTTGCTGAGACATACAGGCAAGTCCAGTATGGTCAAGTTTAAAGTATGGATTCCATTTCATTCTATTACTATTTTAAAATCACTATTTTTGTTTAATGTATTTAATTCTGATTCTACAACTTTAAAAGACACTGAATTTTCTTTAATCATAAAATCTTTCATTAGACCTTTTTTGTTAATAAAGTTTAACCAAGGACTAATAACATTATCAAATCTATAACGAAAATCGTAAAGCTCTTTGTTAGGTGATATTGTTACTTTTACTAAAGAAGTAATTGGTGTATTAATCAATAATTTTCTAACAACTAGTTGTAATCTATTAATTGATCCAAAATTTGCCGCAACATGTATTCGGCCAGCATCCATTTCATACCAATAACCGTCAGTTTCTAATAAAAACATTTGTTTATTAGAAAGATCAATCAAGTAACCTTCTTGACTTTGAATAGTGTAATGCCAACGATCGTCTATATCGGCATGTGCCATATAAGTGGTTCCTGGTTCTAAATTAATTAATCTTGCTTCACCTACTGGTCTTGGCAGTGCTGCTAATACTCGATCCAATATTGTGTTTTCAAACTCAGGTTTAATAACCCAAGGATCATAAAAAAAGTTTCCAGTCGGCTGATTTACAGTAGTTTTTAGCAATGAAAAACTGCTGTCCAAATTAATAGGAGCATCGAATCTGTGTTCAGTTTTTGTTAACATCATGTATTTACTGTATAAGTATTTTGATGGAATTATATCTGAAGCCAGAATGGAAACGTATTGGGATCAGCATCAGCGGTGGTGCTGACAGTGCGCTTTTGGCATTTTTAGTTTGCTCAAACAGCGATGCTGAGATACATTTCACTAATCAAATTAGATTATGGAGAACTAGACCATGGCAAGAACATGTAGCCAATCAAGTAATGGATTGGTTTCAAAATAATTTTACAAACAACTTTTACGTTCATAGAAACCTTATACCTCCAGAATTAGAATGGGCTAATAAAGGTCCTACTATAATTGATGAATATGGCAAACTAAAAAGTGGCAATCAAATAATACTAAGATCTCATAATCAATATATTGCTAACAAATATAAATTAGATGCGTTATATGGTGGGATAACAAGAAATCCTGATGTTGAGATATCTGGTTCTCTTAGAGATAGAGACGAGGGACACATTCCTCCGTACTTTATACATGACGGTGTACATATTTGTCATCCATTTGTATACACTAGAAAAGATTGGATAATTCAGCAGTACTACAAAAATAATATCACTGATCTATTAGAACTCACACGTAGTTGCGAAGGAGAGTTTGAAGGCATTGATTATAAAACATACGAACCAGGACAATTTGTTCCCACATGCGGTAAATGTTTCTGGTGTAAAGAACGAGAGTGGGCAATTGAACACACAAAGTAAAACATTCTGTATGCACCCTTTTACAGGGTTAGCAACTAGAGAGGATGGCGCAATTAAAATTTGCTGCCGCAGTCAACCTATTAGTTGGATTCAAAAAGAAAGTTTAGAACAGGCATGGAACAACGAAACCATTCAGCTAGTTAGAAAACAAGTATTAAACAATGAAAGACCGGAAGTTTGTAAACCTTGTTTTGATTTAGAAGATCAAGGGGTAGAAAGCCTAAGACAGCGACATATCAACGGCGTTATTCCAGAAGCACGTATTAACCTATATCCCGATACACCTCTTCAAGAAGTTATGCCTTTTGAATTTCCTACAATGGAAATTAAATTAAACAATTTGTGTAATTTAAAATGTAGAATGTGTAATCCTTTAGATAGTACAAGTTGGCAAGATTGGAAAGAGGTAGAATCGTTTTACGAAAAAGAAAATAATTACCTTGTACCAACAATTAGGCAACTGACAAAAACTCCTGGGCAATACATAGGACCTTTTGACGATACTGAAAATTGGTGGGCAAGCTTTGAAAAACTATTACCATATTTCAGGCGTGTTGAGTTTGCAGGAGGTGAACCCCTCATGGATCCTCAACACTATAAAATACTTGATATGCTAAAACCTTACGGAAAGAATATAGAAATCAAGTATGCTACTAACGCAACAACATTGGGGATTAAAGGTGGAAGAACTATTCACGATTATTGGCCTTACTTTAAATCGGTCGCTGTTAATGTCAGCATTGACGGCATTCATGATGTTTACAATTACATTCGCGGCAACAGCGACTTTGCTGAAGTTGAGCGTAATATTAAAGAAATACAAACTATTCCAAACGTCTCGAGAATAGTAGGTGCTTTTACTGCACAGGCAGGAAACATATTACAAGCAGCTGAATGTATTGATTACTTTATTAACGAAATGAATATTGTATTTTACAGTCATAGAGTAAGCTATCCAAACTGTCTAAGTGCTCAAGTATTACCGCAAGAATTAAAAGAGCTGGCTGTACAACGTTTAGAATCTGTCAAACAAAAATTGTTTACTTTTAATAATATACAAAAGTATCCGTTATTAGAAAAAATAACCTTACAACAAATTAGAGATAATATTAATTATCTCCAGGCTAAAGATCAACACCATCTATGGGCAGACTTTATTGAATTTAATAAAAGACTAGATGCTACTAGACATCAAGGTCCTTTAGAAAAAATTATTCCAGAATTTGCTCTCTATGTTTGAACTAGTTCTAACTAATGGCAAAGAAGATCTTAGCTTATTTTTTAAACTAAGAAATACTAAAGTTGCTCACAAATGGTATCTTGAGCTTTGTAAAAACTATGAATTGTTTGAAACAGATAGATTAGACCATTGGGGTACAAACAAAGATACATATATTAACGAACTTAACAAACAAATTGACATAATCAACCATTATCAGTATACTGTTGATCGGCGTGTTGGTTCAGATATTACACAGCAGGATCTAAATTATCTACATAAATTTTTTGAAGATTTGCGAGGAGAAGTAACTGAAGGAACAGCATGGTATAATAGTGCTCCTGAACATGTACAAGTTGCTGTAATGCGTTTCAATGTATTGATTCATCAGTTAGAGTTTTCAATGCGAGTAAAAAAGTTACATCCAACAGTTGTGGTCACATTTAAAGACCGACCTCGATATGAACTAGATGAAGAAGATATTAAACATTTTACTTACAAATGGAAACGAGACACAATCTATATTAATTACTGCCATGTTGGCAAGACTGTATTAGACGCATTTAACGACGACGATAATCTAGTTGAAGCTATTCGTCCACAAACACATTACAGCGCCGACTTTATGATTAAGTTTGGTCCAAGTAGTAATCCACTTTTACACAAATTAAGAGAAATAATGATTAATCGCTGGATTAAAACAAAACAACTCAAATTTGATAATCTAAATTTGGGAATGATACCTGTAGCAGATTTGGTTAACAAAGTAGATTTTGAAACTCTATTCAAATTCAATCAAGTCAAAGCTGTCAATTGCTTAACCAAATAAATTGACTTTTCTATCTAATGGCAGTAAACTTGTAACTGTTATCAACCACACACAGAGGCTTTCATGATTAAATTTTTAGCAGGCACAATCTTTGGCATTGTAATATCAACAATTGGATTGTCTGGTCTTTTCTCTATGGGAGATAAGATGGTTGACAAATCTAAGGACGCTATTAAGGAGATGTCAAAATGAAACGCTTTATTCTTATTCCTATCGTGTTGGCACTAGCCGCTTGCTCTACTACCAAACGAGGTGAAGGGGAGTTTGATCAAATTCGAAATCAAAAACTTAGTACAAGTTTCAAAAAAGATACTATTCGAATTGAAACTGATTGTGCTTGGTATAAACCTTGGAAAAGCGACTGCGATATTGTTGCTATCGAAGTAACTGCTACCGCAGCCACTAACGGAAATTCTGAAAATAATCTACGCACAGCATTGACACGAGCTCAAATGACTGCGGTGGCCAATGTTCGTCACTTCATTCAAGAAGAAGTTAAAAGCGAACGAGTAAAAACTACCATTGCGAAGAACGTAGAAAAGGCCAGCGATCGTATGAAGAGCCGAACTACTGTAGGCGAAGCTGTGACTATGAGTGACAGCGATGCTGAAAAGGACACTAATTTTAGTGTTCGGGAAAACAGTAACGATACTGCCTATCAGCTCACCGAAACTATTCGCACCAATGCTCAAGGTATTATGCGAGGATTTAAAGTTGTAAAACAAGAAGTATCAGGACCTCAGCAGGTTTCCGTGACTATGCGTTGGGACAAAGACAGCGATCGAGCTGCTTCAGTTCTACGTAAAAAGTTCGGCGGTTAAAATGTTTTGGAGCCTTGCCTTCTGTATTCTTCTTCAAACTTGTATTCCGCCCCCGGCTCCAATTCGTGTAGTTGGCGTCGGGGACTCTGCTGAACAAGCTAGGGATGCTGCCTATAGAGAAGCTATGGAAACCTATATGGGTTCTGTTGTAGTCAGTGACAAGGAAATGCGAGATTATCAATTAGTCAAAGACTCTGTTATGGTCTATAGCAGTGCCTATGTAGACAAAATGAGAGTGATTAGTGAGACTAAACAGGGAAACAAATTTCGAATAGAAATGGACATTTGGATAAGTTCTAGCAAGATAGCTAACAGAATTTTAACAATCTATCCTAAAGATCAGAACATCGATAGTGCTAGGATCAGCGAACAGTTTAGAACTTATGCTAGTTCAAAGCAAAAAGGTGATAAACTATTAGAAAATGTACTAGAAATTTTTCCTTCAAATGCCTTTTACATTTCTAATTTACCTATTGAATTTAAAATTGATACGTCAAGAGTACCTTATCTAAGAATTCCTTATACAGTAAATTGGAATAAGAATTATTTTATAGCGTTAGAAGAAACTGTAAAAGTAATTAGTGACGGAAAGGCTGCTAAAAACAATCCGGCCGCATCTGTAGTATTTGGCAGTGGTAGTTCTTGGTTTTTACAGCCTTACTTTTTCAACGATGTTGTTGCTGTTAGGATGATGTACAGCAAGTTTGAAGATAAAAAACCTGCAGTTCGACTTAATGTAGTAAACGGAAATAGTGTTGTATATACCACTTGCCAAAAACTCAATACTAGTTTTCATAGTTCCGGATACGGCACAATAGATTTGCTTGGTAATAAAGTTTATCAAGGAGAATTTAATATTCGTTTACCTGCTAACTTGCCTGCTAACGTTAAAACTCAACTTTCTATCGAAACTGAAAATAACTGCGCTGTTTGATAAGTACTTCATGTTTAAAGTAACCAGCCGATGGGGACATCAATCTAGTATCAAAATAGAATGGAACCTTGGAAAGCGGTGTAATTACAACTGTTCTTATTGCCCTAGTTCCATCCACGATAATACCAGCTCCCATACTCCCATTAATACACTATTGTCAGTAATTGATAAACTGGCAAACTTAAATAAACCTATACGAATTAGCTTCACTGGGGGAGAACCCTGCGTACATCCAGAGTTCGATACATTACTACGATATGCTAAACACAAAGATATTCAGTGGATTAGTGTAACTACAAACGGAACTCGGCCGCCAGAATACTATCATTCTTTAACAGTTGATCAAATTGTATTCAGTATTCATTTTGAATACGATTGGAAGCGTGTAGTTAATACAATTATGGAAACAGCTACGCACAAGAATGTCATAGGCCAAATTATGGCTCATCATGATTACATGGATGACGTAAAGATTGTTAGAGATGTATTAAATCACGACGGTGTTCCTAACACAGTAAGACGTATAAGATGGACTGAAGGAGATCACGATCTTTTCGATGATCTAAGATATCATCCTGATGACCTAAACTGGATTAAAGACCAAGAATCAACAGTTAAGGGTAACTGTATTATCGACGATGATCAAATTATTCATAGTAATGATGTTATTAAACTTCATCTTAATCAATATAAAGACTGGCATTGTTATGCCGGTTTAGAAAGTTTGATGATTAATTGGGATGGAGAAGTACATCGTGCTACATGTCGAGTAGGCGGCAGTCTTGGTAACATTTACCAAGGCACATTTATAATGCCCACCGAACCTATTATTTGTACTAGAAATTGGTGTACTTGCTCGGCAGATATTCCTATAACTAAACATTCCATTTAGTTATGTGTGTATCGGGTTGGCAACTACAATGATATAATTTACAAACTATAGACTCTGGTTGGATATTAGTATCAAAGTTTTCATCACATACATTTAATATCTTGCCTCCAAACGGATCTTGTCTACAAGACGCTGCTAACACCCGGCCGGAAGGATCTATACTTATACTCTCAAATCCAGCATTACAGGTCCAGCCTTGAAATTTATTCCAGCCATTGGTCAGTATTGAATGTGGTCGTGCGGCAACTGCTGAATTATTATCAAACAGTACAACACTTTCGTGAATTTTCATATCATTTAATCTTTTAAATATCCAATCACTGTTTGGTATTCTTTTTATACTGTCATTAACATATTGAAACTGTTCAGGAGTGTAAACATCCATACCGTGACCAGGGGCGTCAATGATTTCTTTTGTTTGTATAAACCACGAATGTTTACTGGCTTTCATTAGATCGATGTAGCTAACACACTTATCCCAGTGTTTAGCATCCATTAACATCAATGCTGTGACTTTTAAACCTGATTCAAATAATAAGTCTGCTACATTAATATAGTGATGTATATCTACAAATTCATGATGGCAACTAAGAACTACATCATCAAAGCATTTGTAATGTTCTTCCCACCATCTCATTGTCCTTGAACCGTTAGTAGTTAATGAAATATAACAATCGTGTGTTTTTTTAATTTCTTCGCAGAATTTTTCTAGGCCTGGCCATACTGTAGGTTCGCCACCGCCTGTTATCATAACATGAAATTTTTCTTTTTTAGCAATCTTTTTATACGTGTCAAATAAAATTCTAAAATTTTTAATAATTAAATCAGTATTTTTTGGGTATCGATATCGTTCAATATGAGATCCAGGAAAACAATATGTACAATTAAAATTACAAACATCTGTGGGGAAAAAAGAAACCCTCAAATATTCTGGTTCTTGTGTAGAAATGACTTTGATAGGTATCATGATAAATGGGATAATTCTGGAAATATTTCTTTAAAATTTAGCTTACGTTCAACATCCATGATATTTATATACTCTTTAAACGCTGATAAAAGGTGAGTATGATCTTCACTGTCCATAAAATCTAATACTGCTTGCCAGCGTTTCCATCCGTAGGGATTTTCTTTCCAATAGTCGGCATCTTGTCTATAGTTTGTATGTAGCCATGTGGCAAGTTCTCCAAACAACTTACGCACTTCTTCTTTGTCTTTCTGCGGAAGACATCTTATACTTAAGAAAGTAGGAATATACAATAGATGCATATTAAAAATACCGCCACCGGCTTGTATACCACCTGTTACATTTTCAAAGTTAATTTTCTTAAAATTTTGTTTTATCTTCCAGCGAGCAAAATCTGGTAAATGTTTGATGTTTAATATCTGTATTGCGGTAGCAATACTAACTTGTATGTTGCTTGGAGTGTTATCTAACCTATGTAAATTCTTTTCTATAGTAGTCCAGTCACTAGGGTAACGAATATAATAATTTCTTAAATCAGTAGCATCTATACTAAATCCTACTTTTACTTTTTTAAATTTAGTCCATAGATCAATAATTTCTTCGTCGAGCAATAAGCCATTAGTATTATATCTAACAAGTATTTTATCAGCATAACCTTGACGGATAATTTCTTCTAAGAACCATTTATGTTCTCTTATCATTAGCGGTTCACCACCTGCAAAATATACCTGTTTTAAATTAGGAATCTGAGCATACATTTCTTTCCAGAAGTCTGGATTTTCATGCCAAAAATTATTAAATGTTTCCCGATCCCATTGCATTTGTTCTTTTAATTCTTTAGACTGATATAATGGGTACATTTTTTTATGATCTGCTACCCATTGGCTACTGTCATGCGGAGAGCACATTACACATTTAAGATTACAAGTATGTCCTAATCGTAGATCTAGATATACTAATTTTTCTGGTATAGATCCGTCTTCATTAGTTTGTGATATCAATTCTGGAATGTCGATACCTTCTTCCATCCAAGATCCAGTTTCCCAAACACGTTTACTAGCAACACCATTACTTTCTTCTTGAAAACATTTAGAACAACTATTAGGAATATTTCCTTCTAACATGATCTTTCTTACAGATTTCATGTAATCGTTGTTCCAGGCACTCATAGGAGTTTCTCTACCAAAGTTAGCCGGTATACCGTTCTCATTTTTAACTAGACCAACTGTATGGTCATTGCCAGCTCCACTAGCATTTGCAGAACAACAAAGGCGCATATCTCCGTTTGGTCTAGTAGCAAAATGTATCCAGGGAAGAACACAAAATGTTTTACTACCGCTGGCATTTGCTATTTTATTCTGCCAAAGTCCTAACTTTGTAGTCTCAGACTGCATCCAATAAACTTCAGTTTCATCCATTACAATTTTTCACACATGTCCACGGTTTTAATTTTTGTAGATTTATATCTAATTGATCCCATACTACTTCGTCTATTTTTATATCATTAAGATTAGGAACACCTAAGTTATGAAACTTAGACCGTGTATCTTTAACTACCAAATTTCTAAGTTTTTGTATTGGCAGTGTTTCTACAATCGGCTGTTCTATCCAATCAGATCCTACCCAACAACAAGGAAATACATTCCCTCTACTATCTACATAAATTTCGTTTTTTTCAATACACTTAGGCTTAATAGTTGATTGTTCGACTATGTCTTCCCATATAGAAATATCTTTACTTATTTTTTCTAGAGGCAAGAATTCTATAACAGATTCTTGAATAGCAGGTTCTAAATAATATTCTATATTTCCAGATTTATCTTCTACTGGAAATTCTTCCATGTCATAAAATCGTCTAGTATATTTAAAATTAATTTTATTAAATCCTAGGTCTAGCATCTGTTTTTTAAACTCATCAACTTCGTGTTGATTATGCTTAAAAATTAAACAATCTATTTCTGCATTTCCACCAGCATTAATAAACGATACTGCGTTCTCGATTATTTTTTTCCAACTTGTTCCTCTTCTATACAAGACATGGCTTGATTCAAAGCCATCAATTCCAAAAGTACAGGTATGACTTTTTCCTAATGCCCTAGCTAGATCTTTCCACCATGTTACATCTCTAGCACTGCCGTTTGTATGAATTCCAAGATGGCAATCGCTATTTACGGTTCTTATATACTCGTAAATTTCTAAGCAATCTTTTGCTATAATTGGATCACCATAGTTACCGCAAGCATAGAAATTTCTCAAATTTTTTAAAAACTCAATTGAAAACCATTTTTTAAAAATATCTAAAGTAACATCATACTGTCCTACAAAATTGCGCTCCTTGCCTCCATTGACATTTCGAGCACACATAGGACAACTAGCCTGACATTTGTCAGTTAGTTCTATATGTAAGTTTGTTACTTTATTTGGATACATTTATTTTAACATTCTTTCAATTTCTAAAACAATTTTTTTAGAAAGAGGAGTCACATCAAAATTAAAAGTAAGAACTTCTGTAGCAGATTTACTTACAAGATACTTATGAAAGTTCCATCTAGGAACATCTCTTGTAGTTTCTCCCAATAATTTGTAGAAACTATTTACTTCATTGACAGATTCACTATTGAACACACCCGGTGCTGAACAACTATTAGGAACAACATGAGACTTTTCAAAAACAGGAAAACTAATTCCATATTCACTTTCACAGAAATCTTGAATTTTATTATTAGAATCAAATTCTTGATTGGCAAAGTCACCACTAGGAAAACCTAATACAACAAACCCTTTATCTTTATAGGTATTATATAATTCTTCTAACGCTTCGTATTGTGGTGTAAGCCCGCAATGACTGGCAGTGTTAACAACCAAAATAACTTTGTCACTGTATTTTGATAAGTGTACACGTTCATTGTTCAATAATGTAAATTCATGGTTGTAAAAATTCATAATTGTTTCCTTAAAAACTTTATTTTTTTCCTATAATCATATACCTATTATATAAAGGTAACTGTAATTCTCCGCTCCACATCACATTTATATGCGATTGCTGTGTAAATTCATCTAAGCTATTTGCTATTCTTACATGCTCTTCTATATTATAATTATTACTTTGAAGAACAATTAAACTGTGTTCTGGTACCTTACTAAGCCATACTTCATAATCTTGTTGTACTATGTGTTCACAACTAGTATTAATAACAACATCGCTAGAACACTTATAATCAATCATGTTACTTGTTATTGCTTGAAACTTGTTTTGATTATGTTCCATTTTATTCATTTCAATTGCTATCGATTCGCAACTAGGATCGATGTCTATACTTGTTATTTTTACAATAGGTAAGTTACTCTGAAATAATAAACTAGATAGTGTACCTACCCAGCCTCCGTGTATTTCCACAGTGCTAGGATTATTAACAAAAGGTTTTATATTGTTTATAAGCCATAACTTACTGTTAATTTGACCTTTCCAAAATGCATCTAATGTTCGAATTGGGTCTTGGCTATTTCTAATAGCACACATCCAATGATGTAAATGATCTAGATCTATATTCATAAATTTAATTTTTCTGCTATTCTTTCTGCAGTTAGTTTTAATGTTTTACAACCATAATGGCTGTCATCTCTAGCTCTGTCAACTGTCTTTAGTCTATCACACCCTAACAATTTAGCAGTATCACTAAAAAAACTTGCTTCATAGTATCTAGTGTTTTCCCATAACTGTTTACTAGATAAGCTGGCAAATAACGCATGGGTCATTCCATGATGTTCACTTTTTGACCAAAGGTCCATGTAATTATTTTCTTCCATGTTCCATGATCCATAACTTTTTAGAGAATTTCTATAGTAATAAACTGTTCTAGAATAATCTGTCCATAAATGAACTACTGCAAGGGGCATAGGATAGTTAGCTTTTAAAATAATTGAATTATGAAAAGAGTATGTTATAGATGATCCACCTACCCCCATGTTGATAACTGGTCTATTAGTTATACTTTCTAAGTAGGTGCTTATGGTCTCACTGTCGTCAACTCCAACCCCAAACACATTTGAACATCCGAATATAACTATAGATTTATTCCAATCAATTTCGTTAAAATTTCTTGTTCGATAACAGTCTTTATTGTAGGTGTATCTAACAGGTGCGCTTCTATACTTCCAGTTTTCGGGCTTTGTTTTAAGATTTTTTTGAAATAATTCTTCTGTATCTGTTCCTGAAAATAAAGAATTGACTTCAGAATCAACAGGTAAAAATTTTCCCTGTTTAATTAATTTAGGTATAGTTTTAAATATTAAAAAGTTTTGCATTTTGGTATTTTACTATCAGCACTGCTAACACAGCTAGGAGTTATACAACTTACAGGACCACTGAATAAATTAAAATTTTCTAGATTTCCTAAGGGTGCGTCGTGGCAACTGTAACTACGTTTTACTTCGTCTCCGCGAATAATCACACTTTGATAACCACTGTTACACATCCAACCTTTAAATTTGTTAAATCCAAACGCATTAAATCTTTCTGCTTGATCAAAAAGATACTCTCTACCTTGCTTATCATACATAGCGATTTGATAAATTTCTTCCCCATTAGCTTCTTGCGGAAATCCTGTTCGCATAATTTCGATCATTTCATCCGTATAACCATCAACTACATAACTAGCAGTAGGATCGCTTTGAGGTTTTAATGTTACATTAATACCGTGTCTATTCAATCGTTGGCATCTTTCATAATATTCCCAAAATCTTTCCGGAACCATTACTTGATTTACTGTAACATACACACTATTATACTGAAGTCTATGAATTTTTTCTATAAAATCTTTTTCTTTAGCATGTTCTGCATGAAAACTAGCTGTGATACTTTTACGAGCAAACATGGCTACCGCGGTTGCCCAACTACGCCACCATGTTTCGCCAGGGCTAAGATTAGTAGTCATGTGTACACTTTGATAAGGAGTTTCAATGCCATCATCCAAGTGCCTCATTAAATCTAGTAATCCTCGATAGGCTGTAGGTTCGCCCCCACTAAAACTCCAATGAAATTGATTAAATCCATTGGCTCTGGCCTGCGTTTTGATCCTATCAACTACAGTTTTATACACTTCGATTGTTCTATGATCGGGGGTATCAGATCTAGCATAGGGCCAACAATAACTACACTTGTAATTACAAAAACGCCCGAGTATCCAACTAATGGAAAACAACGGGCGGTCTAACATTGTACGTTGTCCAAACCGAACAACCTTTTCAAAGGGTATTTCTGTAAATTTCATCTCTGTATTTAATCCAATGTCTATTGACAGATCAAAAAAGTAAATATATAATTACAACATGAACATTTCAAAAAGCCCAGATCGCAACACTTTTCAAAAAGAAAAGTATCTTGAACGTCAAGCCGAAAAAGGTAAGACGCCTGATAATGACGAAGATACTCGTGCTATGGTCGAGTATTACGAGTCTTGGGATAAGAAAGAAGATCAACAAGAAGCAGACCCAGCATGGCGTAAAGATAACTTAGAATGGGATTTACGCACCACAGATTGGATTTTGACCAAAGTTCGAAATAGCGAAAGCTATGCTCAAAATCTCTATGCCGCAATGTGTAATAATGATTTCATTAAACGAGAAATGTGGCCAGTGCTTAAAGAACAGAAATGGTCATGCTCTTGGCGTTATGCCGGAGGCATTGTTGCCCATATGCGACAAGAAGGTGACTACATAGACTGGTATTGTAGCGGTATTCGTGATATTGGTGTATATGCACCTGCCAAAGAAAACGAAGAATTTACCGAAGAACAAAAGGCAAGACTGGCTATTGTAGATAAATTTGTTAGTGAAAGTGTAGTTACGGATGAGATTGAAAAAGATTTATATGATCTTGGTTGGCTCGTTGTTAAATACAATGACAACCAGGATTAATTATGGATCTTAAAAAGTTTAGCCATCAAATTTACAAATATAGAATACTGTATTTTTTAGGAGCAGCTTCAGTTATTGTTTCTATTTACTATGCGGTTGTGTACGGAGCATGGCTTTTGCTACTAGCATCATATCTATGGAGCCGTTGGGTCGGTTTTTTAGGTAACCAAATAGCATTACACAGATATTTTGCACATAAAAGTTTTACTACAACTCCAATAAAACATCAATTTTTGTTATGGTTTTCTATTTTAGGTGGAGAAGGAAGTCCGATCACATGGGCAAGCCATCATAGGCATCATCACAAGTATACAGAAACAGAACGTGATATACACAGTCCTTATGAAAGTATTTTACTATCAACTGTAGGATGGCAAATAAAACCTGCGAAATGGTGGTTGTCTGAAAGACAAGTTAGAACTATACCAAAAGATCTACTAAGAGATGAATCAATTAAATTTGTAGACAAACACTATTATAATATTTGGGCTTTATTAATTTTAGGAAGTTTTTTAATAGATTGGAAATTATGTGTGTTTTTTGTACTTGCTCCAGTAGGACATGGTATTGTTAGTGGCGCAATTCTAAATTGGTTTGGTCATTGGAAGCTACCTAAGAGTTATAGAAGCTTTGAAACTCCCGACAAAACTTACAATAATCAACTTGTTGCTTTATATTTAGGTGGAGAAGGACTACATAATAATCATCATTACGATACATCAAAATATGATCAAGCATTTAATCCAGGAGAAATTGACCTGGGAGGAAAATTAGTTAGAAAGTTTTTTGCTACGAACGCGGAGAAATAAAATGGAACGTCCAGAAAAAATGGTTTTTAACGCAGAAGAAATTTTTGAAGACATTCCGGGAGATCCGGATAATGTTATTCTAAAATTTCCTCCCCAGCTTCTTGAACAAGTTGGTTGGAAAGAAGGCGACACACTAAATATTACACTCGAAGAAGGGGCACTGGTTATTACTAAACATGGCTAAAAATTCAGAATTATTAGAACTTACAGGAAGAGTATCTGAAGTATTACCTAACTCTACATTTAGAGTCAAGGTAGATAATATGGAACAAGTTGTACTTTGTTATATGGGCGGCAGACTCAAACAAAATAAGATTAAAGTGATTCTCGGGGATCCAGTAAAAATTGAAATAAGCCCGTACGATCTTACCAAAGGTAGGATAACTTATAGGATGTAACAATGAATTCGGTCTTAGAACGTGTAAACTTAGTCTGTAACAACGTTCTAAAGACCAATGGTCAAGCGATTACATTTCGAAAACTTATTAATTCAATTAGAAAAGAATTCAAACGAGTTTCCTTAGATTTAAAAATAAAAACTAAGAAAGACAAAGATTTAGAAAATAACGCATTCTACGTCAATGCCTTTTATGATCCCGAAGATGATCGTAATTTAGAAACTTCAATAGAAGTATTAATACATCATTCGTTTGATGATAAAGATTTATTTCACAAACAACAAATATCAGAATTTCTAATTCAAATTTTTGATGCTGTAGTACATGAATTACGACATCAACAGCAAAGCAGAAAACGTAATTATAAAACCTACAGTGATCACGCCCACGAACCATTTTCAAGATACTTAGCAGATCCAGATGAATTAGATGCTTATAGTTTAAGTATAGCAATTGAATTATTACGTGCCATGCCTGTGGATAGAGCCAAAAGGTATATGACTAAAATGACTCTACTGAGTAAAATGAAACACAACGGCAACCTTATTAGTCCAAATTTAAAAGCCTATGTTGACTATTTTGGCAACAATACTCTGTTAAAACGGTTAGCCAAAAAGGTCAACAAGCACTTAAATTCACTTGACAGCAGCCAAATTTTCCGCTAAAATATGCTTATTGTAAACACTAACGGAGCGGATACCGTGGCTAAAGAGTTTAATACCCAAGAAGTTTTGGAACTGGCTTGTGCGGCTCAACGCTATAATGGAGATTATCTCAAAGAAATGTCCGCTGTCTACGAGGACAATGGCAGTATCCAGTATTGGAAGCAGCCTAATAAGACACACATATTATACAGTCTCGGTGCTATTAATTGGGGGTCGGAACAAGACCCCCGTATGATGCCGGTTAAACTTGAGATCACTGACGAAGATCGAGAACAGGCTGCTGATATTCGCAAGTATTACAAACGGTTAATGTTTGCTGCTGTTAAAGGCGACAACGACTTTCTTACAGAAGTAAATGCTATCCTTAGCTCTGACGATGTAGCAATGAATAAAATTGGCTACGTGGCATGTCTGCCTAGTGTTCAGAAGCGAGATGTAGCTAGAAACAGTATTGAAAAGCGTGTTCGAAGTGTAGACGTAGGGCATGTTGCCAATATTGGCAGTAATATTTTCGATAAGGACTGTGAGATTTTAGAGTCAAAACACTCAAATAATTTTAATGCCTATAATATAACTGCTATAATTGATAATAAAATGGTGTCTTGGTTTAGTAAGGTAGACCTTAAGCTCGGTGCTTGTGTAGTTGTTAAGGCTAAGATTAAAGATCATTCCAAGCATTGGAAATTTAAAGACACTGACGTTACTCGTCTTAACTATGTGAAAGCGGTACAATAATGTATAATGAAGAAGAATACGATCAATTTGCTCAAAAAATGGAACAATCATATCCTAAACTGTTCCGGGAGCCATATGGAGGATTTGCTGTAGGCCCAGGTTGGTGGCCTATTATTGAATCACTGTGTCGTCAAATTCATAATCATGTGGAATGGAAACAGAACCAATTGGAAAAATACCGACGTGGCGAAGGCTGTCCAGATGTGATTGTTAGACAAATTAAAGAAAAGTTTGGCGGACTACGTTTCTACTACGACGGTGGAGACGATGTTGTTGATGGTATGGTACGTATGGCAGAGTCATGGGCATCACATTCTTGTGAAGAATGTGGTAATCCTGGGCGTAGTCGAGACGGCGGGTGGATTAAAACCTTATGCGATGAACACGAAGCAGAACGTCAAGCAAGATATAAAGAAAGATTTCCAGATGAAGATTAAAGTTGTTTCAGACCTGCACCTAGAATTTAGTGACATCAACATCAAGAATGATGAAGGTTGCGATGTACTAATTCTCAGTGGCGACATTATGGTCGCTCAGGATCTACACGATCATCCAGAAATGGATTACAGTATGTACAGCAATATAAACCTTGCTGACCTCGGACGTAGACAACAGACAGCTATGCGTTTCCGTAACTTCTTGAAGCGTTGCTCATTTCAGTTTCCGCATGTTATCTACATAGCAGGCAACCATGAATTTTATCATGGCAAGTTTGTGTCTAGTCTAACAGACCTGCGTAATGAGTGCGCCAAGTACCCCAATGTCTATTTCTTGGAAAGAGATACTAAAGAAATTGATGATGTTGTTTTTATCGGTGGCACTTTGTGGACTGACTGTAACAAGGGCGATCCCTTAACTCTACATGCCTTAACTGACTTAATGAACGATTTCCGTATTATTCGGCATGATGGGCACGGCTATACTAGACTGCGCCCAGCACATATTATGGAAAGACATAGACAAACACTAGGTTACTTTAAGTCAGTACTTACCGATCTTAAAGATCGTAAGGTTGTAGTTGTCGGACATCATAGTCCTAGTCATCTCAGCGTACATCCTAGGTATGCTAGTGATCATGCTATGAACGGCGGCTATCACAGTGATCTAAGTGAGTTTATTTTGGATCATCCGCAGATTAAATTGTGGACACATGGTCATACACATCATCCTTTTGATTACATGATTGGTAGTACTCGTATAGTATGTAATCCCAGAGGCTATGACGGATATGAAGACACAGGATGGAATCCTAACTTTATATTGGAAATTTAATGAAAATGTCATTGATGAAAAACTGGGCACCTAAATGTGCTCATCCAGATTGTAAAACTCCTGTAGGGTATCATAAAAAGTATACCAAAAAGGATGGATCAATAGGAGCAAAATGGAAAACTTTTTGCGAACATCATCGTACAGTAGGTAAGGAAAGTAGAGATACTTTCCTTAAATCTAAAGGAGGCTGTGAAAATCGAGATGCTCGACTAGGTTGGGTATGTCGAGACCCCGATACTCCTAGTTTAACCATTGACCATTGGGACGGTAACAAGTATAATAATACACAAGAAAATTTAGTTGTATTATGTGCTAACTGCCATAACGAGAAAAGTAAGAAGTTTAAAGATACACTAGTTAGATATAAAAATGTTAATACTAAATTTTACGATTTTTTTGAGGAACAATAATGGAACCTAACATCCCAGATATTTTACGTAGTACAGCTCAAAATATGAATGAACTATTTCATGTATTAGCAAACCGTGTTGAACAATTGGAAAAAGAAAATGAACAACTTAAACGTGAACTTGAAGTCAGAGGGTCCAAAGTTGAGTGAAAAAGAGTTTAAGCTATTTAAAAAATGGCTTAAATCTCATTTAGATTTTGGTCCTGTGACTGTGACTTTTACCAAAGTTGACGGTTCTGAACGAATTATGGAATGTACAACTAATTCAGAACTTATACCTAAGGTGGAACAAGCAAGTTCAGAACCAAAAAAAGAAAAAAAGAAAAGTGACGAAGCTATCACGGTATATGATTTACAAGCCAATGGTTGGCGTAGCTTTAGGTGGGATTCAGTTAAACAAGTGAGATTTACACTATGAGACGAGTAGTCGGTGACGACTGTGAGATCCTCTGCGAGGATAATGGTCGTAAAATGGTAGCAGATATTCTTTCATTTAAAGAACATCAATATCTTAATGTTAGTTTAGAAAAACAGTTAAAATTAGAAATGCGTTGGAACGGTAATATCTACGAAGGCCGCCTAGGTCGAATGAGTTTTACTTCAGAAGGTCCTGTAATTAGAAATTTTAAACAAGGTAGATAAAATGAAGATTGGTCTTAGCTTTAGCCGCTGTATTAGAGATATATTTGACGGTACTGTAAATTATGACGACGTATTATTAATTATTTGTCGAACCGATTTTAATCCCAATGACGATAGTCATTGGGCAGGTATTTGGAGTGGTTATCACCACGGTGGTGCTTGGAACCATCCTGAATGGTATAGTATTCCTGAAGAAAAAGAAGGCGAACTTAGAGCGTTAGCCTGTATGCTGTATAATGACGGAAAAATGCATCAGCCTAGACAGTTTGGCGCCCATCCCCGACGACTTCCCTATTATTGGTTAGAAACATTTTTGCCAGATCTAGAACTAGAAAGAAATCCTGCTGCCAAAAAAGCATTTGAAAAATTTCAGATGGTTGCGGGATTAGTATCAACAGAACCTTTACAACACAATCACCAATGAACTCTATTATATCTCAAATTCAAGCCAGGCAAAACAACCTTTCCATTGATCCATTTCTAGGATTCAATGATAGTCAAATGGCTGAACGCATAACTGAATTTAAAGAAGATCCTCTTACATTGTCTTGTGTAGTTAAGAGATTGCTAGAAACTGGTCAGGGTTATCGAAACATGAATGACACTACCACAGTGAATGATATCACTGGTGAGGACAGAATTCTAGCTAATCAGATTAAAGATTACTATAAGAAAAAATTCTTTTGGCGTGCCTTAAGTGATAATAGGACACTAAGTGATTATCGTAAACGACTAATTAATCTTTTAGAAAATAATATTAGAAACTGTAAAGATCAAGACTGCGGCATCTACTATAAGCTGCCCTACTTCTATGAAGAAGACATGGTCTATGATGAATTTAAAAAGACATTAGATACTTCTAAGCTCAGTGATCTAGGCAATGCTCGTCAAACATTGTTTTTGAAACAGCTGACTTTTCTCAGAACATCTTTCAGTGGACAGAGAAAAAATAAAATTGTGCGCTACTGGTTTAACGATGACAACAATTGGCTGTATGGTCTCAGTCTAACACAGGACAATCCCTTGCTGGCAATCTTTGATAGCTATCTTAAAGAACATGGCACTGTGGTATTTGACACAAGACTGGTAGAAGATAGAATTGATGATTTACACTACTATAAAATGTATAACTATAAATTTGTAAAGGAAAAATATGCCTAATTTAGTACCAATGGTTATCGAGCAAGAAGCTCGAGGTGAACGTAGTTACGACATTTATAGTCGTCTGCTTAAAGATCGTATTGTCATACTAGATACAGATGTTAATGAACACAGTGCCAGCCTGATTGTAGCACAGCTACTATTTTTAGAAAGTCAAGGAAATGAAGACATCAACTTCTTTATCAACAGCCCAGGTGGAGTTGTTACTGCGGGAATGGCAATTTACGATACAATGCAGTTTATTAAACCCGATGTTAGCACCATTGTTATGGGCCAGGCTTGCAGTATGGGCAGTCTCCTTGCCACAGCAGGAGCTCCAGGCAAGCGAAAAATGCTCCCAAACGCCCGTCACATGATTCACCAGCCCTCAGGTGGTGCTCGCGGGCAAGCTACAGACATGCAAATTCAAGTTGAAGAGATCCTAAAAATGAAAAAATCTTTGACCGAAATCTATGTCAAGCACAATTCAAAGGGCAAAACTTTTGCTCAATTTAGTGTAGATATGGAACGTGACAAGTTTATGAGCGCACAAGAAGCTTTAGAATACGGTTTGATTGATCAAATCGTAGAAAAACGCTCATAAAGTGCGTACATAATTGGCTCCGGCAGTAAACTATAAATATAATTACTAGGAGCCAAAATGGAAAGAAAGCCATTTAATTGGAGTATATTGACTAGAGATGCCCTGTATGGACTACTAAACTCCATACAGAATAAGATTGTTGATCATAATCTAGCTGTTGAAGACATTCATAGCATACTGTCTAAACATATTAAAAAATATCTACCTATTAAAGTTCGCTTAGATAGAGACATAAAAAATGACAAGGGCTATATCTATGTGGGCGGAACCTATGACAGCACAATAGATAAGGCCGATAAACCTAGATATATCGAAATAATTTTTAGTTATAACCCAGATCAAAAACGTCTTAAATTAAGTCGTCATCGTTGGCAAAGATTGTGTCTTCTATTCGCTGATACAATGCTACACGAAATTATTCATACTAGACAGTATCGCAGTAGAAAATTTAAAGCTATTCCAGGGTATCAAAGTTTTGCCTATTATGCTAGAGATCGTCGCAAGCAAGAATATTACGGTGACAGAGATGAAATTGGTGCCTTTAGCTATAACATTGCCTGCGAACTTTATGATAGATTTTCTACAGATTTTGGAGCAGCAGCCAAATATTTAGATTCAAATCAATATCGTAGACATCAAAGAACTAGCTTCTACAGGTATATGGAAGCTTTTAATCATAATCATGACCATCCGATTATCAAACGAATCAAAAGAAAATCTCTTTCACAATTACCTAATGCCGAAATTGGCAAACCATTTCGAACATCAAACTACTTGACCTATTGATTCTTAGACTGTATAATAAGAGTATTATTAAACATCTAGGAGCAAAAATGACTACCCCTTGCGATCAGGTCATTTATAATTTGGAAACACACAATAGCCGTTTGGACAAAGAAGCAATCATTGAAGTCCAAATGAATGCTAAGAACGATGAATTTTTTGCAGGGTGCCGACTGGCGTAGGACCCTATGATTACCTTTGGACTTAAACAAATACCGGAGAAAACAAATGAAGACGGCCCTGGCTTATCTTGGGATGGTTTTAATAGTGTCATTCAGCGTTTATCTAATCGTGAGCTTACCGGTAACGTTGCCCGAAGCGCCGTTGATGCGATGATGAACACAGCCACTCAGTCTGAATGGAATGGGTGGTATCGTCGTATCCTTATCAAGGATTTGCGTTGCGGTGTAAGTGAAAAAACTATTAACAAGGTTGTAAAACGTGGACCTAAGAACTATACTATTCCTATGTTTGAGTGTCAACTTGCTCACGATAGTAGTAATCACGAAAGCAAAGTGGCCGGAAGAAAACTCATCGAAGTTAAGCTCGATGGAGTTCGCGTTATTACTATTGTCTATCCAAGCGGGCGTGTTGATCAGTTTAGCCGTAATGGCAAGGAACTGGTTAATTTTGAGCACATAAAAGCACAGCTCAGTGAAGTAGGCAAAGGCTTTGATATTCCTTATGTGCTAGACGGTGAAGTTATGTCTAGCAGTTTCCAGGACCTTATGAAGCAGGTTCATCGCAAAGACAATGTCAATGCGTCGGATGCTATCCTGTATCTATTTGATATTATGCCTTTGGTAGATTTCCAAAAAGGTTTTAGCAATCTTCTACAGACAGAACGTAGCGGTCTACTTCAAAGTTGGTATGAACTCGAACAAGAAAATTTGCCTAGCGTTCGTGTGCTCGAACACGAACTAATTGATCTAGATACTGCTGAAGGCAAACGTCTATTCAACGAAATTAACCAAGAAGCTATTGACGGCGGCTACGAAGGTATTATGATCAAAGATCCCGACGCACCGTATGAGTGTAAGCGTACACATCATTGGCTTAAACTGAAGCCGTTTATTGAAGTATCACTAACTGTTACGGCTGTAGAAGAAGGCACTGGTCGTAATATAGGCAAGTTAGGTGCCTTAGTATGTGAAGGCAAAGACAATGGACAATTCATACGGGTCAATTGCGGTTCTGGCTTTAGTGATTCAGACCGTGATTCTTATTGGGTGGATCGTAAAGAAGTGGTTGGCAAGCTCGTGGAAGTTAGGGCTGACGCAATTACACAGAATCAAGATGGTTCTTATTCGCTACGTTTTCCGAGGTTCATACGTTTCAGAGGATTTAAAGATGGGGAAAAAATTTAATATTAGACGTTCAATGAACAAGGATATCATTTACGGTGCCCTATTAGAACTTAGTCAAAATCAACGTGTTTGGCACGAAAGTTCTGTAAGCCCTGAATATAGTAAGTTGACAGATGAGGGGCGCGAAGCTATTATACATGTTGTTGAAGAAATGTTTCGTGGACTTCAAACTATACACAAGATGGAAATTGCCGACGAAGCTAAACGTCAAACTCTCGAGGCACTACAATGAACGAACGAATTCGTGAACTTGCTGAACAGGCTAGAAAAGCATTAGCCACAGATGCTATGAGTGGTGGCGAATTCAATATGAAAGCATACGAAGAAAAGTTCGCCGAGTTGATTGTCAGGGAATGTGCTGAATTGTCTGTGAATAGTCAATATGCCAATACTAAAAGTGAGTATTATGAAGGCTTCAATGAGGCATTGGTTTATGCTGGAAATAAGATTAAACAACATTTCGGAGTTGAAGAATGAACGAACGAATCAAAGAACTTGCCGACGAGGCTGCTAAATTCAGTGCTGTTATGGCTCTGCCCACAGGCGAGCCCGGGGACAAATTATTTGTTGAAAAGTTCGCCGAGTTGATTGTGCGTGAATGTGCTGATGTGGCTAAAGAAACAAGATGGGCTGTGCCTCCTAGCCAAGAGCAGATTGCCAGAGGAATCCAACAACATTTCGGAGTTGAAGAATGAACGAGATTGGTTTGGCACTGCTGGCCTGTTATGTGATTGGTTTTGTCACTGGTTTTGTTTGGGGCTGGCAAAAGAATTAACTATGGACGCAATGAGATGAAACACAATATAACAATACAGCCAGGACAATATTGGAGCAGCCTAAATAGAACAGAGTTTCATGTAGATGATGTAAGAGTTACTGAAACCGGAGTTTGGGTTCACTATACTAATACATTTACGCAACAGACCTATAGCTGTCTAGAAGAGGCATTTAGGCATAGATTTGACCCTATCGTAAATCGTGGGTAATAAATACTTTTTTAAAAGGAGAAAATATGTTTGGAACTTCATATATGGATAATTCAGTTAGCTACCGCTCAGCGGCAGAGATTAACTCAGCTATGGGCCGTGTCTATGGACACATGGCTTTAGCTGTGTTAACCAGTATGATTGTCAGTTACCTTGTGGGAACTAGTCAAGCACTACTGGCATTTTTCTTTACAGGATTTTTAAAATGGATTGTAATTTTTGCTCCACTAGTAGCCATTTTTGCTATCACATTTTTAATGGAAAAAGTTAGTAAAGTAGGCGCTACACTGATGTTACATGGATTTGCTGCCTTAATGGGCCTTAGCTTTGCTACTATCTTTGCGGTCTATAATATGGGATCAATTGTTAGTGCCTTTATGGGAGGCGCAATTTTGTTTGGAACAATGAGTGGCTATGGTTACTTTACCAAAAAAGATCTAAGTAGTTGGGGCAGTTTCTTAATTATAGGTTTGATTGCTATTATTATTGCTAGTATTATTAACATCTTTGTTGGTTCTACTGTAATGCAAATGGTTATTTCAGCTATCGCAATTATTATCTTCTTAGGACTTACTGCTTATGATACCCAAAGAATTAGAGAAGAAGTTAGTGTAGACAACAATGGAGTAGCTGAAATTAGAGGGGCCCTAACTCTATATCTTGACTTTATTAACCTATTCTTAAATCTATTACAATTATTCGGTGGCAAAAAAGAATGAGAGATTTAATCAATATTGTAGAAGGTAAATCTATCACTGACGAATGGTTTAAGGACGGAGGATTTAAAACTTTTAAACGTCCAGCCAAAGAACGTTATAAAATTGCTGACAAGCCTGGCACTATTGATACGTTAGAGGGTCCGGTTAAGTATCCTGCGGGCTACTACATTATGACCGGACCCAAAGGTGAACAGTATCCAATTTCACCAGAAAAGTTTAAGGACTTAAAGGATGATTTGGGTAATGGTATATGTACACCTAAAAAAATTATCAAGGTGGCCAAACTGGCAGATCACTCTGGAACGGTTGACACATCATGGGGTGAGAAGTTACACTATAATCCAGGCGAAGATGTTATTGTCCGCCACGGTGAGAATGACTACGGTGTAGTTAAAAAAGATATATTCGCACAAACATACGAAAAGGTGTAAAATGGGTCAAAGAGCCAATTACTGGTCATGTTCTAAATTTGCTGACTGGATTCGAGGTATCGAAAAAGGTGGTGCTAAGACTGGTCGCGGCTGGCGTGAATGGGAACAAGAAGGCAAACGTCTTCATCCCGTTCGTTACTGGATTGCAGAAGAGGCACTAGATGCTGTTCAAAACTTTATCTGGTGGCCAGTTGATCAACTTTATAACATTAAATATTATGTTAATAATCGCTGGGTTACAAAAACTCATTCACTTACAGCAGACCCGAAGGATATTAAACGTGGACAATGGTGTGACGTTGGTAATCGTTTTTTACCTTGCTTATTTGGCGAGCTGGTCAACTACGTAGAAGTTGAGTTAGCTTGGTGGCACATAGCATGGAGTGACAAAGATGAAAAAGCCAAATATAATACCCCCTTCTGGGCCACCGGGTGGTTCAGGTGGAGGACTTGGCGTTGTCCACAGGCTGGTTTGGATAACCTCGAGTGGCAACGTAATTTGGTTTGGAAAGAAGAAGAATGTGAGCCAGGTAGCCCAAACATTGGGCAACCGACCTATCAGGCTATTAAAGCTCAAGAAATCTTAGATCTGTATCGTTGGTGGACTGAAGTTTATCCAAAACGTCCAGATGTACACGATGCTAGTGGCTGGACAGCCTATTGTGACATGCGTCGTGCTCGCGGTGATCACATGCTAGACTTTGAAGATCGCACTCCAGAAGAAGCAGAAATGAGTCGTAAGGCTCTTGACAAGAGTCGTGAAATTGAAGAAGCATACGAAGCTGAAAACGAGGCTATGATGATTCGTCTTATCAAAATTCGTAATTCACTTTGGACTTGACATTGCCAGTGTTCGACTGTATAATTACTTTATTGTTTAACATACAGGAGCAACCAGATGGCTACTAAACTTAAAAAAGCAAGTATCGCTTTTCGCCAAAAAGCCAATCGTGATAATAGTCCTAGTTGGGACGGAGCAGACGAATGGAGTGGTGATAAATTTACTGCTCAATTTCGAGTAGCAATGGATTATTACCGCTTAGAATCCACTGTCAAAGACCTTAAAGTTAAAGTAGTCGAGTGGATGCACAGTCAAGGATATGATCGTGAAGATATCCGCGACTTTAGAAAACTCAAAGACAAATATCTCAACGGCACTATGGTAGGTGTAGCTGCCTGCCTTGTTAAAGGCATGCCCGAAGTACACGAAGGTTTCAATCATGGCAAAGATACCGGCGCATGGCTTCGAAACGAAATTACCAAAGTACTAGCAATGGGTAGTGCTGATCTAGAAGAAGATGAAGAAGACAAGGCAGCAAAGCCTGCAGGGCCAGTCATTACTATTCAAGACAGGGTAAGAGAATCCAGTTTGGCAATGACAGACGAAATCGAAGATGCTATTGAGTCGTGGCAAAATGACGCAGACAACTTTGATCCCAAACAATTTAAAGTTTTAAACCTCCTTAAAGGCAAGCAGGCCAAAGCAGCTCATGCTCGAATTATTCGCGACTACTACGGTCGCTGGTTATCTGAGTTGAATGAACTGGCTAGCGGTGAAGCTGATGAACAACTTCGAGAAGGATACAAGCATCGTAGTAAGAAGCAGATCCGTAAGATGATTGAGTTTTTGACTGAAATCGAATCGGCTTGTAACATGCTGATGCAAGAAGCCAAGGTTACTCGCAAGCCTCGTAAGGTCAAAGCAATTAGCAAAGATAAGGTTGTTGCTAAACTGAAATACAAAAAAACTGACGAACCTCTCAAGTTGGTCAGTGTGAATCCTGCTGACATTATTGGCAGCAAGGAACTGTGGATCTACAATACTAAGAGTCGTAAATTTGGCAAATATGTTGCCGCCGAGTTTCACGATCTCGGAGTTAAAGGTACCACTATCACTGGCTTTGATGAATCTAAGAGTGTGTGTAAGACACTACGCAAGCCTGCAGAACAACTCAAAGAATTCAAGAGTGCGGGTAAGGTAGCACTTCGCAAATTTTTAGAAGACATCAATGCGGTTGATACGAAAATGAACGGACGTATCAATGAAGAAATTGTACTGCTTAAGGTCTCTTAAGATAAGTACACTATGCGGTCTTAGGCATTCAACCCGCAATACAAATTCTGCATGCCATCAAACTTGCTACTTTTTACAAGGAGACTAGAGATGGCAAAATCTTCAACAGCTGATTTAATCAGACACATGGAAGACAATCTTCCATACCGTGGTCCTGTGTCTTATTCGTGGACCAGTACCAAAGAATACCACGATGCTTTTCCCTGCGCTTATAGGCAATGGCGGGCTGATAGTCACTGTAATTTAATACACGGTTACAGTTTTTCAATGAAGTTTTATTTCGGCACTAACAATCTCGATGTGCGAAATTGGGCTGCTGACTATGGCGGCTTAAAAGAACTCAAAAAAATTCTAGAAGATCAATTTGATCATACTTTGCTTGTAGCACAAGATGATCCAGAACTAGAAACTTTCAAATTACTACAAGAAAAGAAAATGGCTAAGATTGTGATCCTTCCCCGACTGGGCTGTGAAGGACTGGCAGATCAACTTTACAAATATGTAAATGGTGTTTACATTCCAGAAATGTGGGGACCAGGTGAGGCTGCTAGGCTTTGGTGCTATCGTGTAGAAGTCCGTGAAACTCAAAGCAATATGGCTTTCCGTGAAGGACACCGCGAATGGAACGAGGATCTGTTTGCTTAATCAAATATATTGATTTACCAAGGCATAGATGTTATAATACACTATGCCTTTTTTAATTACACACTATGACTAAACGTATCGGCTTCGCATGTAAATGGATCGATCATACTCGTCAAGTAGACGGTATCAAACCTAAAGATGACTGTAAAAAATATAATACAGGCACTACTACCGTTGCTTGGTTAAATAGACAAAGCAAGGATGTAGCAGTAGAAAAACTGTGGAATCTAATGAAGCAGAACATTGAAAGCACTCGCTTGCTAGTTGAGAAGGTGGGTAGTTTAGATGAAAATTTGCGAATGGTACGACTCAGTAGCGATATCCTTCCTGTGTACACTGAGTCAACTTGGTCTTGGTATTATAGGTCAGCCGATGTCAGAGATTACGCCCAAAGACATTTCAGAGCCGTGGGAGATATCGCTCGCAAGATGGGTGTTCGGCTTAGTTTTCATCCTGGGCAGTTTTGCGTCCTTGCTTCTGATAATGAAGATATTGTAAATAGAAGCATAGAGGAGTTTGAATATCATGTGGATATGGCCCGTTGGATGGGATACGGCAACACATTTCAGGACTTTAAGATCAACGTCCACATCGCGGGTAGAGCCGGTCCCGAAGGTATCAAACGTGCTCTTTTACGACTCAGTCCAGAAGCAAGAAATACCATTACCATCGAGAACGACGAAATCTCATGGGGCATTGACGCAAGCCAAGAGCTTGCCAACCACTGTGCCCTTGTACTCGACATACACCATCATTGGGTCCATACTGGAGAGTACATTCGACCCACCGACGATAGATATTTACGCATGATTGAAAGCTGGCGCGGAGTTCGTCCAGTTATTCATTATAGTGTTAGTAGAGAAGATCTATTAGTTAGTCACTGCAACAAAACAATGCCTAATTTAGAATTGCTACTAGAAAGCGGTTACAAAAAACAAAAACTCAGAGCACATTCTGACTTTTATTGGAATCAAAAAGCCAACGAATATGCGCTGAGTTTCTTAGCAGTAGCCGATATTATGTGCGAAAGCAAAGCTAAGAATTTGGCTAGCTTTTCGCTACATAGTCAAGCAAAAGCATTAGGACTTTGCTGACTTAGGTTTACGGCCTGGCTTTTTGCCGACTGTTTTCTTTTCGCCTGCTGGTTTTTGGCTAGCAGGCTTTTTCTTTGCTTTCATAGCTGCAGGCTTGGCCTGTGTTACAGCGTCAGTTATTTGATCATTAACCGCAGCAGGGAATGCTTTACATTCGTTACCGTCTGGTTGAGTCACGCTGTCGCTACACTGTGGGTTTACTGGTTTTGATTCAACTATAGGTGCTTCTACCTTGTAAGGTGCTGCCGCCTCTGCTTTGGCAGCAGCCTTTTCAGCCTCAGTCGGATAGCCTAATAATCGTTTAATAAAATTGAACATAATGTCCTCCTTAGGATTTTATTTATAATCTGCTAATATCATCTAAGCTGCTAGCAGGTTTATCCCAAATAGTACGCCGTTCGGCGCCTTTTTTTTGAGCAAATCTTTTCGAGTCGCAATTAGGACAACAATGAAAATAGTTGTTGTTTAATCTTTTAGGACTGATTTTTTCCTTAAGTCTTTGAAAGATTTTGCTGCAGTTATCACACCTAAAATAAACCCATGTTCTTAGGCGGGAATATACATGCACGTTTCCTAGTTTGCTAGTCCTTTTGTGTACACATTCTTCTTGACGTTGTTCTAAGTACATAATGTTATTTACATTAAGGTTATAAAATATACGGCTAAATATTCTAAAAGGACTATAAATGATTACTCTCACTGACTCTTCTGTGGCTAAAATCAAAGATCTACTAGCAGAAGAAAATAATCCAAATATTAAACTTAGAGTGTTTGTACAAGGTGGCGGCTGTTCAGGTATGCAATACGGCTTCACTTTTGACGAAGATCAAGGTGACGATGACTTTGTCGTTGAAAAAGATGGAGTAATTTTGCTTGTTGATTCGATGAGCATGCAATATTTAAACGAAGCAGTAGTAGACTACAAAGACGATATCATGGGATCTAACTTTACTATTAAAAATCCAAACGCACAAACTACTTGCGGGTGCGGATCTAGTTTTAGTGTAGCAGATGAATTTCATGATCAAGTAGGGGCATAACATGGCAAGAGAAAATATAGATATTGGTATTCAAGGTAACGACGGTACCGGCGACAGTATAAGAGAAAGTTTTAGAAAAGTTAACGAAAACTTTAAACAACTTTTTGCTGTTTTTGGCCAAGTTGATCGTATTGCTTTTACAGACCTAGACGACACTCCATCAAGTTACGACCCCGATACTGTTATAGTTGCTAATTCAGACGGTACAGCATTATTAGCCAAGAAAATTGTTGGCGGTACTGGTATTGAAATTGACAACGCCGACGAAACAGAAGTTAGAATTATTAACACTGGCGGTACCGTAAGTTCAGATCCAACTCCTGAATTAGGAGGTCATTTAGACGGCACTGGAGCATTTTCTATTGTTAGAGTGGTAGACCCTGATGAAACTATTGCTGGCAATATTTCTTTAGATAGAAGCATACCAGTTACTGCTGACGACATGGTAATGAGTAGAGGTTACGCCGATCGACGTTACCTTCAAAGTGGCGGAGTCCCTGGATTAGGCAGTCAAGTACGTGTTAGAGATGAGCCGCCTGGCACTTCTCAATATACAAAAACTGTTGTTGACTGGGTAAACGGATATGCTGTAGTTACAAATCATGGATTTAACACAGGATCTAACGGAGTCGCATTTCGATATTTTGCTCAAAATACTCCAGCATCAAATTTAATAAATGGTGGTACTGTATACTTAAGATACATAGATGCAAACAAATTAGGAATTTATGCCACTCAAGCAGATGCTATTAACAATGAAAACAGAATTCCTGTAAATACTCCAGTCATTATAAACAGAGGAACTGAAACTCTAGTAGACTTTTACTATGACGATGAGCTTTTAGGAAATTGGGTCAGTAATGAAGCTTTGCCTAGAAAGTCTGTTGTACGTAGGCAAGGAGATGTTATGGAAGGTGCGCTTATTCTTAGCGACCATCCTGGCACACTTGCAGGTGCCGGAGCACCTAATGGACAAGACGATCTCCAAGCAGCTACAAAGTTTTATGTAGATAATTCAAGTTATACTTCTGAATCAAATTTATTTGTCAGTACAACTGGTGATGACTTACAAATCAGTACTCCGCCCGGAAAAGAAGGAAGAGCATTTAGTTATGCTTATGCTACAGTAGGTGCAGCCTGTGCTCGAGCAGAAGAAATTATCAACGCAGCATTAACTGAACCAGGACCTTATCGACAAGAACTTACTTATAGTAATGTTACTAATTTAGCTTACCTTAATTCTATAGGTGGTTACAGTCCTAGTCCTACTGTAGTTGCTAGAACTTTATATGTATATACTGGCGGTATAGGGGTAGATCAAAGTAAACTTGTATCTAATAGAGACCTGCGTGAAGGTAGTATTATCAAAGGTCTATCAAGCGGCGCAACAGCTAAAGTAATTACCTATGACGGATTTGGCTTAGGTCCAACTAATACCGATGATGTGTACCAAGTAGAATTATTACATTATGACTCAGATATAACTAATTTTAAAACTGATTTTAAATTTGCTGCTTCTAAAATTCTTTCTAATAAAGATTTTATTGCAGCAGAAACTGTGGCATATGTTCAAGACAAATATCCAAGTTTAACATTTGACGCAGTAAAATGTAACAGAGATGCTAGACTAATTGTCGATGCGCTGGCCGCCGATTTAAGGTTTGGCGGTAATAATCAAACTATTAAAGCAGGTAGGTCTTATTTTAATGGTAACAGCAGTGTGTTACTGTCTGGGCAAGTAGCTCCAACAGCCGACGGTGTTGATTATATCAAACAATTGGCACAAGCGGTAATTGCTAATATTGACATACCTGTATCAGTCACATCTATAGATTTTGGAACTAGAACAACTACTCCACAAGTTATAGATACCTCGATAGAAGGAGAAGAAGGATCTAGTATAATCATTGGCAGATTAATTGATGCCATTGAAGGTATAATAATTGACGGGCCAAATAATAAGAGTAAATTATTAGAATTTATTCCAGGTGAAAATTTAGAGTTTGGTCAACCCGTACCAGAAACACAAATTACCATAAGAGTAGAAAGCGGTATTTACTACGAGCAACTTCCCATTAGAGTTCCTACTAACGTATCGATTAAAGGTGATGAATTCCGTAGAAGTATTATTAGGCCTGCGCCAGGTCAAAGTCAAAGTCCATGGGCAGGAATTTATTTTTACAGAGACGATACATTTGATGGACTAACTAGGACATATACTTCTTCTGCGTTAGTTTGTTCTACTAATGAAGTAACAACAGTTAGTTCATTAGGCGACGGAACCACAGCAACTATTAATTTTGCTACACAAGCCTCAGTTCCGTTTGCTAGCGGAACAAGAATTTTTCTAACCGGAGCAAGCATAGACGCATTTAATGGACATCACGTAGTAATTACAGGTACTACAAGTTCTATAACATTTGCTAGCACAGCCACAGGAAATATTGGTTCTTCGGGTAAAGTTAAGGGAACTATCGTTAGTATCAGCGGCGGATCATTAACCGGATTAGAAACAGAAATGTACCTAACCGTTACTGGGGGTGCTGGAGTATTTGAACCTAACACGCAAGTTACAAGGCTTCTTAGCCCAAGCAGTTTTGAAATTAATTTAGCTCCAAAAACAAAATTAACAGCATCGACTGTTCAAGGTTTAAACGGCAGCGGCCTTGCTCCAACTGGTAGAAATTTTGGTTATCACTATCTAGTGGATCCCGCAGGAGAAAACGGAGTATTTGATCCTGCTGTTAGCAAGACTGGTGGACATAGTACTTCAGCTGGCATACTTACCACTAACAGAACAAGTATTCGAAATCAAGTCATTTCCTATATTGACACAACATTTCCCACTTTGATATACGACGAGGACTTGTGTAGTAGAGACGTAGGACTAATAGTAGATGCTATTGTCTATGACATTACCAACGGTGGAGTTTCTAGGTCGCTAGCGGCCGGTCATGCTTATAGAAGAAATGCCAGTGCTAGATTAGCTATTACTACACAGTTAACAGAAACACTAGCTGGAATTACATATATTAATACCGTAGCTCAAACTTTACTAGCAGCTCAACCTACTGCTGCTAAAGATATGGTAGCTGATCTTATAGCTGGTATTAAAAATATTATTATAGGAACAAACAATCCTCCTAAATCAAACAAAGACATGGATGTCTTCTTGCTAAACGACGGAACTATTCTTAGAAATATTACTGCTCAAGGTCATGGAGGATTTATGTGCGTACTTGACCCAGAAGGTCAAATTCAAACTAAATCTCCGTACTTCCAAACTAACACTTGTTTGAGCGGCAGTGTTAATAAAAAGAGTTTTAGAGGAGGTATGTTTATTGACGGCTTTAGTGGAAACTTGCCAGCAACTATTAATTCTAGAACTAACTCAACTACATTAGTATTAGGTGGATTAACTGTAAGAGCTCCAGGAATTCCTACTTCTTTTGTTATAGAAGGAATACGTTATCAAATTAACGCAGTAAGTAATTATGACAGAGTAGCTGGAACATGTACTGTTAAATTAGATGCTAGCACTCCATTTCCAGTAAACAATCCTAGTACAAGTTCTCCGTGGGCATATCCATATAGTATCATTATAGGTACTCCAGGTAATAAATCTATGTTGGCCAACGACTTTACACAGGTAAATGACTTAGGCTACGGAGTTGTTGCTACTAATAACGGATTAAGTGAACTAGTGTCAGTATTCACGTATTATAATTGGACCAGCTACTATTCAGTCAACGGAGCACAGATACGTTCATTAAATGGTTCAAGTTGTAATGGAGTTTATGGTCTTAGATCAGCAGGCAGAGATCCTAATGAAGTACCCGATCCTGTAGTGTTAGCTGATGACTTAGTTCAAGCTGCAAAAATTGTAAAAAGAACAAACTTTGCTTCTAAAAACTTAGCAGGTGAAACATCTATCTATATTGACTATTACAATTATATTCCGTATAATGTTTCCGAAGTTGAAATTGATCATACTCCAACAAGACAAAGCGCCGCAGAAAATTCTGTAGAACTTCCCAATAACATAACATTGGTAACAGCAGGTGGAGGTTATGCTGTAAATGAAATACTTACTATCAGCGGTGGTACTGTTATTCCAGGTCAACAGGCCACACAACTTATAGTAAAAACAATTTCAGGTGGTGGTCCTACTGGTCCAATTGCCACATTTGAATTAATCAACCCCGGTAGATATAGTATACCGCCAACAGGAGGAACATTTGGAAATCCTATTACTAGTGGAATAGTTACTACTAGTTCGTCTGGTTCTGGATCAGCAGCGACATTTAATATGACCTTTAGAGGTCCTGTAGCACTATATGAAATTTCTAATCTTGAACTAACAACCATGGTTGGCCAGGGCTTAGACTCAGGTGGTATCATAATTTCAAAGACGGTACTTAAATTAAATCTAAACACACAGGGTCGAGCTGATGCCAGCACATCACTGATTTCTGACTTAATTGACGGTCAAGACATTATTATAAGAAGTTTGCAAAATGTTAGATTTAGTGGCATTGAAGAGGTTCAACCAACTAGACCTAGCACAGCTTTAGAATTTAATGCCAGCTATGAAGATTCTGTGTATAGAACGCTGGCTTACAATTTAAGTTTTCCGACTGGGGCTTCATTACCTGCGAACCAAGCTGTGTTACAATTTGATAGAAGCATAGACTATCTCATTGTTATTACTAATCCTGGTAAGATAGCCGATACAGATTATGTAGCCGGTGCTCCAAAAACTATGGGGTCAAAAGCTGGGGATACTAGAATAGCAATACAACCTATTGGTACTCAGGCTGTAATTGACAAAATTGACTCTGGACAATATGTTACAGTAATCAACGGCCGAGCTCATATAATAAGCAATTATAATCCTCCAAATCCAGGTTTAGGTCAAAGCGCATGGATTGAAATAAGTGAAAAGGCCTACGGTGACGGATCTAATTATCCTGTAACTGTTGCCGGCTTAGAGCCAAGAGACCATGCTTCTAGTACTTTTAGTGCATTGCCCGTTACGGAACAAAGAACATTACGTGCTGGTTTACAAGAAGGCGAAAATGCTGAAATTACAGTTAATATTAGCACTTGTCGTGCTACAGGACATGACTTCTTAGATGTAGGCTCTGGTAGCTTTAATCAAACAAATTATCCAGGAAACATTTACGGTAGTCCTACTGAAACTCCAACACAAGAAAACGAAGTTATAGAAGAAACACAAGGTCGTGTATTTTATGTTTCAACAGACCAAGATGGTATTTTTAGGGTAGGAAGATTCTTTGAAGTTGATCAAGGTACAGGTACAATTAAATTTAGTGCCAGTATTTCTCTAAGTCAATTAGACGGTATTGGTTTTAAACGAGGTATTGTTGTTAAAGAGTTTTCTAACAATCCAACATTTCCAAGTGCCAAAGAAGATGCTGTTCCCACTGAATTTGCTGTACAAGGATATATTGATAGACGACTAGGATATACTAGAGATGGAACTGTGGTTACTAGTTCTGAAAGATTGCCGCCCGGTGGTGGATACTTGCCTATAACTTTACCAGGAGGCACAGTAACTTTAGAAGCTAATTTACAAATGAGTACATTACCTGGTGGTAAGAAAATTGTAAATCTTCAAGATCCAACTGATGCTAAAGATGCTGCTACTAAAAATTATGTAGATACACAAATTGCTGCAACTGATTCTCTAGTAGAATTAAAAGAAGTTAATATAATGACTCCTAGTGATGGTCATTTAGCATTCTTTACACAGACTGGCCAAATGATGAATGCTGTAGTTACAGGGGATGTAGCTCTTACTCTAACCAGTGCTAATATTGCTACTCTTGTTGGAGGTATAACAACACCTCCAACTATTGATGCTGGTATTATTGGAACAACTCTGTCTTCAGTTAGTAATGGTATTGTAGTTAATGAAGATATTAGTGCCTGGCCAGCAGCTGGTCATTTTAGAATTGGAAATGAAATATTTAAGTACAATTCTAAAACAGATGTAGCTAAACGTTTTGACAATATCACAAGAGCTAAATTTGAAACTACTGGAGCTATACATGCTGTCGGCGCTGATGTAATATGTTTAGACGACAGCGAATTAGAGCTACAGATTATACCAGGCGCTATAGAAAACGCAGATGTTAATTCTGCTGCTGGTATTGAACAAAGCAAATTGCTAATGACCATAGCTAATACTTTGGCAGCAGCACCAACTGGTACAGCTCAAGTTATACAAGCTGCTAATGGTTTGTCAAGTTTTGACGAAGATAACTTTGAAGTTACCAATGGATGGGTCGGAATTAAAGCAGGTGGTGTGTCTTTAGCAGAAATACAAAATATTGCCGATGGTAAAATTTTAGGTAACCTAAGCGGTTCTGCTGCGGCACCTCAAGAAATTACCACAGCAACAATTGTTACTAATGGTATTGATACTACATTTGTAAACAACATGAGTACAGTAGGTGCTGATGTATTAGTCAAACAATATAATAGATTAAAACCTACAGCTACCTTTGTGTCAATAACTGGTAATGTTAATATAGCACAATGGGGTGGTGGTTCGGGAACTATATCTAACGTTCCTGTTACTAAATTAACAGGTACAGGAAACGGTTTAATTGTTAATATAGGATTTAGTGCTGGTGTATATAATGGTGTTACAGTAATACATGGCGGTACTGGATATGCTGACGGTGATCAACTGTTCATAGATGGTCGACTATTAGGAGGAATATCTGGAGGAGTTGGTATTGGCAATGACTTAACATTTACTGTTGAATCAGGTGTTAACAATATTGACGGTACAGTTTATTACGGATTGAGTAAAGTAAGCCAAACAGCATTAGCAAATGCTATAGTTAAAACTGATTCTACTGGCAATTTAGGTAATGTTGTTAATAAATTTAATAATATTTTTGCTACTAACTTTACAGGATCATTCCTGGGAACTTCCGGTATAACAATTAATAAGTTTGACAGTGATGCTACATTTACCGCAGCCGATGATACTACAGTTCCAACTAAGAAAGCAGTGAAAGACTGGATAAACGGCAGAATAACTACGGATAATACGTTCCCAGTGGGCGATGTTGCTAAATTACCTACACAAGGTGCTGTTAAAGATTATGTATCAGCACTTATCACCGGTGGCGGTACAGTAGCTAACATTCAATCGTTTAGTATTGCGGCAGCAATTACTGCTTCAGGCAGCGATCAAGCTACTGCTACAGTGTTAAACAAAACAATTAATGTAATCACTGTGGCTGATCCTCTTACAGGAGTAAAACTGCCAACTGCTAGTGCAGGTAATATTTTAATTATACGAAATCAAACAGCTAATGATTCGTTATATGTTTACCCCGATGTTGGAGCTAAGATCGGATTAGGTGGCGAGAATGACAGTATTAGTTTACCATCGAACGCATCCTTGTTATTCTTTGCCACAACGGGAACTCAGTGGCACTTACTAAATGCTGCATTCGCATAAGGATTAAAACATGGCCAAACAAACAATTAATTTAGGAACACCAGACAAAGGCAACGGTGATCCGTTGCGTGTGGCATTTAATAAAGTCAACAGTAATTTTACAGAACTTTATACGCTTACTGGTGGAACTGCTGCTGATTTAAAAGAATTAGCACAAGACTATGCGGCAGAAATGTTTACTAATGGCAATCATAGTGGTATGACCATTGTTTATAATGATGCTGCTAATACATTAAACTTAATTAATGACTTAAATATAGATGGAGGCGCTGCTTCCACAGTCTATGACAATTCAGACTTTGTAGTCGATGGGGGCGGAGCATAAAATGGCATCACAAATCAAACTAAGAAGAGACACAGCAGCCAATTGGACTGCGGCAAATCCAGTGTTAGGAGCAGGAGAACCTGGTTACGATACTACCAATAGTAAACTGAAAATCGGTAATGGAACTACTGCTTGGACCAGTTTGCCCTACTTTGATGATAAAGTAACTGATTTTAGCGCAGTAGCTACTAACGTATTACCAGACGCTGATAACACTAGAGATCTAGGATCGCCAACTAAACAATGGCGTCACGTTTATACCGCAGGCGGCAGTATCTACTTAGACAATATTAAACTTACAAACGTTGATGGTAAATTTGTTGCTACAAAAGTTATTAATCCGGGACAAATAAACGAAGCACCGGATCCTATAGATAGTGATGCCGGCAGTGAAATAGGCAGTGGCGCCGATATAGGCTCACTAAAAATCAGCGGTAGCACAATAGGAACCGTAGACGAAAGTGATCCTACAGGTTGGGGTGACTATGATCTCGTGCTTAATCCGGGCGGTGAAAGCGCAGCCAGCATTTATATTCCCAGTGTGGGAAATCAAGGCGAAGGCTATCCCTTACAGATTTCCAATACACAAGATTCAACCAGTATCATACAACTATTTGGTCGTGGTGGGGTTCAACTCGTTACTAACACCGGCGAAGGTCAAGAAGTTTTTGATTTTGGTGATGATGGTAAACTACGATTACCCGTAGGTGGCGATATCTTAAATGCCAACGGTGATTCAGTATTAGGCAGTGAATCAGGATTACCAACTGTTACTATTCCTGAAGAACAGGGAAGTACTTATAAAGGACTACAAGTCAGTTACGGTGTCGTACATAGTAACAGCAGTACTAGTGAACTTAATGTTAACAAGATTGTAATCCACAAACCTGCTCCGACAACAACCGAAATAGACCCAACAAGCAATCAGGATTATTTTAGAGTTAGCGGTTTAGGTGACAGTGATGTGTTGGCTATGTTTGTGATTTTTGGCGATGTCAATGGACCAAAGCCACTGTCGGACCTACAGGCATTTGCTGAAGCAGCCATTGACAATGTAATCTTAGATGGCGGCGTTGAAGGGCAGTATAATACCGTAGCAGATATGAAAGCGGCATTTTATACAAATTATGCCACACTGGCATCAGCCGCAGATGGTTTAGATTTAGACTTTGAATTTTATCAAACCTATGTACCAACTACTACGGGCACAACCACAGTTCGTCAAGGTTCAGGAGCAACATTTAGCGTAACAGTGGCTATACCTGGAGAACCATATGCGACAGCATCGCAGTTTGCGTTTGGTACTAACTATCGTGTTGGACACAAGGTTAAACTGTCAGGCGCCGACATAGGCGGAACTACACCAGAAAACGATGTTACTATTACTGTAACCAGTGTAGATGGTGATGGAGGGATCACAGGTGTTAGTTTTGAAGGAACATCAAATGTAGGTGCTAGTCCTGGAACAATCTACAATGGCATTTCAGGAACAAACTTCAATGTAGGTTCAGGATTCAACGTATTAGGAATAAGTCAACTGGTAGACGGTAGTTACAGTAGTTTAAATCTAAGCGCATTGGGGTCACAATATGTAGTAGGCGATGTACTAACTCTATTAGGTGCGAACCTTACCAACGGCACCAGTCCCGCTAACGATATCACTATCACTATTCAGACTGTTGACGGTAGTGGTGTTCCTTCCGATTGGAGCGTATCAGGTACTATTCCTCGAGTATGGCCTGAAAACAGCATCAGTGATGGCGGCAACGATCAGTACGATACTGCTAACTATATCAACAGTTTTTATACGACCAATATTGGATATAATCAAGGCAACACCGTAGCAGATGGCACAGCCGTATTTGGCGCAGGATCCAGTTATAGTTTTGTCTATGACACAGGTATCTTTGGGCTCTTAGTCACAGGCAATCAATCAACATTCATTGAAACCAGCGGTAACAGCGGAGCAGATGGCAGTAGTACTACAGAAGCAGGCAACATCTACGGGCCAGACATTGCCGCTCAAACTTTTGACAATGCTGTCACACACATCAACTTAATAGGCGATCCGTGGGCTGGTCCAATCATTACATTTGTTCGTCCTGACAACAGCGATGAAACTATCGACATACTAATAGCCGATGACGGCAACGGAGCAGGCGTAGCCATAGCCAGAAGCAGTAATGGAAACGGTATCTTTAACCCTTACAGAGAAGAAGGTTGGAGCAACAACACCAGTCCTGCAGGCACACTATGGAACACAGATGGCTGGAACGATCTCAGCAATGTGACTACAAGGATTTATGATAACCTGTATGCAGCTTTTGGCTCAGGCGGTTTAGGTAATAAGATTGTAGGCACAGAATGCGTAATGTATTTGCCAGACAACGGCAAATACTATGCTGTTAAGTTTGATGCTTGGACACAAAACAACAACGGCGGTGGATTTGCCTATACACGCAGAGAAATAGATTTAGACAATCTACAAGAAGGTATTAGATTCTCTGACGGTACAAGACTTAAATCTGCTGAAGGCATAGGTCGCGTCAAGTTAGAAAGTCCAGGCGATCGTAAGATTGAAGAAGTATACGGATACAAATCAGTAACACTGACACCTATTGCAACCACTGACATAACTACAACAGCATCAAGAGCCGGCAGTAATACTTTTGATGTTTGGATTGACTCTACTGCTACAACAATAGATGATGTTGTTGACAATCCAGCAAACTACGGCAACGCCTATGGTTTTGAATTTTCATTAGACAACAATACTTGGTATAGTTGGACCGGCAGCACCGGGTTTGATGGCAACGAACGAGCCTACAGTATAAATCCCACATTGGTTACTTATAATCAAGGTGATACCATTTACTTTAGATACAAGACTGGTGGCACACCAGTGGTATGGTGGGATAGAACTGAGTTGCCTGGCGGAGGTGGTAACTTCCGAGGCGCTGTCATAGACTATCATGCTTATACCGGTGAATCAACTATCATCGGAACTATACATATTGTCAGAGACAGCGGCGAAGAACATATCAGCCACCAAGAAGTTCAAAGTGGCAGTTCTGACGGTGAGAATGATGATCTTTGGGTAGTTGATCAAGAAGGGCAGATTAAGTATCGCCGTATCGATGGCGAAGGCAAAACACTAAAAGTACAGTGGAGTGCGCGAGTATTCTACGGTTCAGAATTCTACGATTAATCAAGGGCAAAACAAATGACAACTATTAGAAAAATTGTAACCAGTAAAATAGACGGCGACGGTGCTGACAACACAAATATCGGCGAAATTCGTCCAAACAATGAAACTGCATTTTACTTAGATAATAATAACAAACTTACACTGATGATGTTTGACGGTGTAAGAACACACCGTAGAAGTAAAGTTTTAGCACCGGGTGTACTATGGGGTTCTAATGCTGATGCTGGTGACGACAGCGGTTCAGACACAATCAAGTTAATACCAGATGCTGAATTATTTGCCGCAGGCAGTAATCAATATATTGTAGTAGATCCCACAGGCGGTGAACCAGGACACATACACCTTAGAGCAGGAGGCACACAGGACGACAGCACAGCAGACTTATATCTTGGCGGTGAGCAAAACTTTGTTAGGATCAGTGATACTAACGACAGCGTAACTATAAAAACAACCTTTGTAAGCGACGGCGAGAATAACTATTTTTGGAACTTTAACAGTGCTGGTATTTTAACACTACCTGGTACTTTAATGTTTGATAACGGTACTGAAGTGTCAGGGAATAGTGTAACTGTTCCTGCGGATTCGACATTTGAGTTTAGCCTAAATCATTATCCCACAGCGTCAGGCTTGGCCGCAGCCGGCAGTTCCCCAGACTACTTATTTGTGGATATCACTGAAAATGACGACATTACTGTGGTACAACCAGGTTGGCAGATCAATTCTGGTTCGCCTTCGGCACCTATATGGAATAATGTCATAGAAACAACTACTATTGGCAGTGAGTATAGAATTAATGTTTTAGGATTTACTTTTATACCAACAATGACTTATACATTTAGAAACCCAACGATAGCAGAATCGCTTTGGCAGTTTGACGAATTTGGTAACTTCATAACTCCAGGTAGTGGTTCTATCAGTCATCGAGATAACGATCTAAAATTAGAAGTTGTTGGAGGCACTGATGTTATTGTATTACGCACAGCAGGCGGTGATGTTGTTGTTACTTCCGCAGGGGATCTACAGTTAGACGGCAGTATCTTTACCGGAGGAATAGTAGAATTAACCAATACAGGTGTTCTAAACACTTTCAGTCCTGCACCAGGCAGCGGTTATTACTTTAATATACAGAGTGCCAACGACTACGGCGTATCTATTAGATCTACAGACCTAAATGGAGACACTAAAGATTGGTTATTTGGCGTAGACGGCGGTCTAACTCTGCCCTACAACAATAGAATTACTGTTGGCGGTGACATGGACACCAATGCTATCAACTTTATTCTTCAAGACAGTCTTTCAGAAGATACTCATCAGTTTTCCTTTGATGCCAGCAACGGTTATCCTTCGTTGAGTTTTCCAGACGGCAGTTTTCAAACCACAGCGTGGTCGGGCGGTCGTGTAGTTGATGTGCCTACAAGTAGTACAGGAACTACAGGAGACCTACAAGGTGACTTGGCGTTTAGTGCTGGATACATTTATTACTGTATTCAAAACTTTGGAAATTCAGTTAATCTTACCACATTAGCATCATCGGGTACAACTGTTTGGGTTAGTTCCGTAGGCTATACTGGAGACTTGGTAGCAGATTTTACTGCTAATTCTACAGGCTGGACATACAATGGCGTAACTATCAATAGTGCTACTGCTGACAACACTTTTGGGCCTGGATACGCATTAGGAGGAGCGACTGGATTTAGCGTAGTAAACGGAACCGCTTATACCTTAATATACCCATCTATTACAAATATTTGGAAACGCATTGCCTGGAGCGGAGACACTTGGTGATTCGGGTAAATATACTAAAGAGAGCGCACTATGGCAATACAAACAGTTAACCTAGGTACTTACGCCAACGACGGCACAGGCGACGATCTCCGCACGGCTTTTACTAAAGTAATAGATAATTTTGATTATTTAGATCTGATTAAAGTTGAAGACGGTGAAAATTTAGGGTTACTACAGCCGGGAACACACGGTGTTTATGCCGATGTTAATGGTACTACATTACAATTTAAAAGCATTAAACAAGGTGACAATGTAACAATTACCAGCGACGGTAACACAATAACCATACGTCCGGTTGATAGCATCAATGCTGTAGAAGAAGATCCAGAGCCACGATTAGGTGGTGATTTAAAAACTAACGGTAGATCTATTTACAGCGAAGACTTACCTTTAGAAATTTACGTTAAAAATAGTAATTTAAATTTATACGCATATAATTCAACTAATGGTACTTATAGACCATTAAATTTAAATGCGCTAACATTGACTGGTAATTATTTAGGTGCGCCTGGTACAAGTTTACTACAAACTAGAACTGATGATAATTTACAAATACAAGCAGATAAGGATTTAACGTTAACTACAGTAAGCGGTAAAATTTTTATACAGGGGCCTTTAGAATCTAACAATATTATATCAGCATCATTTGTTGGTAACATTACTGGTAATTTAACTGGCAATAGTGTAGGTACTCATACAGGTCCAGTCATTGGCAATGTATTTGGAAATTTAATTGGTAATGTTGATGGTAATGTTACTGGAAATGTCACTGGCAATGTTTTTGGTCAAGTTAGCGATATAACTAATCATAATCTAGAAGCATTAGCTAATGTTAGTTCAGATGTTGCTGGATTAGGAAATGTATTAACATGGGACGGGGGTCAGTGGGTTCCACAACCTATACCGCCTGTGACATTAGATTCATTAGTAGATGTAGAATTACTAACACCTTCTCAAGATCAAATTTTAAAATATAATGGTGTTAAATGGATCAACAGCATTGTTGATTTAAACTTATTATCAGATGTTGAAGTATTTTCTCCAACAATAAATCAAACATTAAAGTACGATGGTACTAAATGGATTAATTCTGCTTCAGTGAGTTCTATAGAAGAACTAGAAGACGTTGAATTAAGTGCCCCTGTAGCAGGTCAAATACTACAGTACGATGGCGCAATTTGGACTAATGCGGCTCCAAATTTTGAATTATCTCTTAGCAATTTTGATTTAGGAGTTATAGGTCAAAATATAACTAATCCATTGCAATTATTATTTCAAGCATTAAATGTTGATTTTAGTGGCATTGACAATCCTGTTTCGTATAATGTAGACCTAGGAGAAATAGCTCCAGAATGGATTATGGGAGCAATTAGTGGTGGTGCTCCTGGCAGTTCTGTATTTGGAGCATCATTAGATGGAGGAGCTCCAGAAACATCATCATTTAGTGGAACAGCAGAGGGCGGTGCGCCTTAAAAGGAAAAATTTGCAATGACTGTTAAAATTCAAATTAGAAGAGGATCATCGCTTAATTGGACAGCCAATGGCACTGTGGTTCTAGCAGCAGGAGAACCTGGATTTGAAACCGACACTGGAAAATTTAAAGTTGGTGACGGAATAAAACAATGGAACACATTGCCTTATGCTGGAGGATTAGAAAGTTTAAGATTACAAGATCTTGTAGATGTATCGTCTGCTAGCCCAAGTGTTAATCAAGTATTAAAATGGAATGGTGCCACTTGGGTCCCTGCTACAGAGGCTAGTTCAGGCGGTACTGTGACTAGTGTTAGCGGAACTGGTACAGTTAATGGTCTTACATTAACCGGAACTATTACTACATCAGGATCTTTAACTTTAGGTGGAACATTATCGGGCAACTTTGGCACAGAAACTATTACTACCACTGCTCAAAAGAACAAGATTAGATTTCACTGGGACACATTAGTAAGTCTTAACAATGATGTAGATCCTACTATCTATCATGGTATGATTGCTCATGTTCACGATCAAGGAAGATTATATTTTGCTCACGGAGGCAGTTGGGTACCAGTAGCTAACCAATCTGAAATTGGTGGCGGTGGAGGCGCAGTTAATATTAATGATCTTAGTGACGTCGACATTACTAGCCCGTCAATAGGACAAGTATTAAAATGGAATGGTACATCTTGGATTAACGACACTGACGCTACAGGTGGCGGAGGTGGAGGTGGAGGTAGCGGCACGGTTACTAGCGTATCTATAACTGCAGCTAATGGATTTGCAGGATCTGTGGCTACATCAACATCAACTCCTGCTATAACAATTTCAACATCTATTACTGGAATTTTAAAAGGAAATGGCACAGCTATATCTGCCGCAACTGCAGGAACCGATTATCAAGCTCCGTTGTCTCTTACTACAACTGGCAATTCTGGTGCTGCTACTTTAGTTGGAAATACATTAAACATACCTGTATATACAGGAGGTGGTGGTGGAGGTTCTACAAGCTTAGACGGATTAACAGACGTTGTTGTAACATCACCATCAGTAGGACAAGTTATAAAATATAATGGCACTGCTTGGGTTAATGACACTGACGCCACTGGCGGAGGCAGCGGTCTGACTAGTAGAAGAACATCAAACGTAACTACAAATTCGTTGGCTAATAATGCTAGCGAAAATAGAACTATTACCAGCGCAGCTAAATCGTATGCGCTGTTAAAAATACAAACATCTGCAGCAGCATGGGTAAGATTATATACAGATACTAGCAGTAGAACAGCTGACGAAGCTAGACTTGAAGGTGAAGATCCTCTAGCAGGTTCCGGAGTAATAGCAGAAGTTATCACTACGGGTTCACAGACTGTGTTACTTGCTCCAGCTGTAATAGGATGGAATAATGCTTCACCACCAGTAGCTGAAATTCCAGTAAGAATAACTAATAAATCAGGCAGTACTACCACTATTACTGTTACAGTTACTTTGGTAGATTTAGAAGCTTAATATGTTGTTAAAAGAATATATTGTTACTTTAAAAAACAAAAGTGACTTAGAAAGTTTCTATTCCGATATGGAACAGAAAAATCAAAAACTTTTTATTCCAAATCGAGCAGTAGAGTGTGTTGAAAAAAGAAGTATCAGCAGAAATACGCACTATCTACTTAATATTGACGAAGCAGAAGAACTTAAGAAAGACCCTAGGGTAGCTGCAGTCAGCTTAAATTCTACTGAGTTAGGTCTACAAGTTGAATCACATGCTACGCAGCTAGCAAACTTTAATAGATCAAGTAGCATAGCGTTTGGTCATAAAAACTATGGCCTTTATCGTTCGTATATTACTAAAAATGATCCCACATGGACTGGGGACAAAGTAGCATCTATAACACTTAATAGAACTGGACAGGATGTTGATGTAGTTATTGTAGACGAAATACTGTATCCTAACCATATAGAATATAGTAGTAGATCTAATCAAATAGATTGGTTCGCTGAATATGATACACTGGTAAGAACTACAGGAACTCAAATTGCTAGAATAGAACGAGCATCTGATAATGTATCTAGAATTACAACTAAATCTCCGCATGGATTAAAAGCTGGAAATTATGTAACTGTAGTATGCCCTAGTGATTCTAGTTTTAATGTTACTAATGTTCCTATCATTGATGTAAGTGCTACACCAGTTGGGCTAGGCGGAGACGGGGTTACTATTAATAGATTTAGATATTCTAACCCGGGCAGTGTTGTAAATGTAATTACAAGAACAGTCATTTCTGTAGCTCGCTCTAACGATGTTACCACAGTAATTTGTTCATCGTCACACAGTTTATCTAATGGGCAGACCATTGGAATTAATATTACTACAACAGGTTATTCAACTTTTGCCGCAGCCAATGTTCCAATAACTATAGTAAATTCTACAACATTTACCTATCCAAATATTGGATCCGATGTTAGCACAACATCAGTGTCGGGAAATGTATATCCCGACGGAAATCTAGGAACTTGGACAGGCAATTATCTTTATAATAATTACAGTGGCAATAATAATCATGCTACAGTTATAGCTGGAATTATCGGAGGCAGTACTCAAGGTTGGGCTAGAGATGCTAATTTATATAATATACGACATGATTATTCTAATAACAATACATTTGTTCCATTAGAATATGTTATAGATTATGTAAGATACTGGCATTTAGATAAACCTATAGATCCAGTTACTGGAAGAAGAACTCCTACATTAGTAAATTGTAGTTGGGGTGTTTCTAGAAGTACCACTGCTAGAAATAATTACACAGGCGGTAACAATACTAACATTAGTAGAATTTTTTATAGAGGGTCTACTATTGAAGCTACAGATTTAGGCAACTCCCCATTAGATGTTGGATTCAGCGGTGTATGTAACTCAAATACTGTAATTGGCGAACTCAAGGGGGCACAAGTTGGAAGTACACCAGCTACCACTGTTATCTTTAGTAGTTCCGGATCTACTGGTACAGGGCAATTCGCTAAAGCATCACTTATAGGAACTATTAATGCTGGAGATTATGTAGAATGTAATGCGACCGGGTGGCTTAAAGGAGCAAGAATAACTAGTGTAATAGATGCTGGAACAGAATACATTTTTACAGTTAATTTTTTTAAAAATACAACTGTTACATCTACTTCGACTGCTACATGTACCTTTTATAGTTCAACTATGGAAAACATAGGGTTTGAAATAATTACAACTAATTCCACCACAGCCACCGTTACATCAATACCAGCAGCCCTAGGCGGATCTTCAAGTATGATTGATACCGGTGCTCCAACAGGATTTAGTGTTAATGGACTTAATACTTACGACGACGCAACTTGGTCTATAGTTTTACCATTTAATATTGTGTTTGCTGGAAATAATTATGGGCCAAGTTACGGTAGTGGAACGGTAGGAGACGATGCTTACCTTAACGTTAGCTCTAATAGTTTTGTTGTTTTTGGCGGTGGCCCTGTTTTAGGATTTAATAAAGAACCGCAGCCAACTGGCCCAAGTGCTAGAAAAATTGTAATCAGTGGTTCAGATTTAAGTGCTAGAAAAGTGTATACTCAAACTACAGGTAGTACACCAAACAGAATTTTTAGAATACGATGGGAAGGACATAATGCTCCGGAGGGCGGAGATGTTAACAATCCTACTATGATTTGGGAAATGAAATTCTTTGAAGCTACTAATAATAGAATTGAATTACACGTAGGATCTAATGCTAATTATCGAGGAGAGTTTACATCATCACAATTATTAGATTATGGTATTAATTTAAATTCTTCTACCGTTCCTCAACGATACGCAGCGTTAGATGCAGATATAGAAGACTGTATTGACGATGGAATAATTTTTGTAGGAAGTTCTGGTAATAATAACTATAAAATTGACGCCGTAGGTGGATTAGATTACAACAATTATTATGTTGAAAAAGGTGTGTCTTATTACTACCATCGAGGCAGCAGTCCTGGTTCACAATCTAATGTAATTTGTGTTGGCGCATTAAGCTCATCAAGTAGTATAGAAAGAAAAACATTTACTAGCAACGCAGGACCTAGAGTAGATTTATATGCGCCTGCAGAAAATATAATTTCAAGTGTCTATGACGGTTCAGGCGCAGGCACATCAAGCACAATACGTAATACAACTTATGAAGTAAGTATTAGTGCTGTTAGTAGAAATAATGCTACTAGTACCGCTACAATCACAACAGCTACCGCTCACGCATTAAATACTGGTGATTTAATTACTATACAAACAGTTAGCGACTTTAGTTTTCAAACTACAATGACTCCTATAGTTGTAACTGGTCCTAACTCGTTTACATATACTAATGTAGGACCTAATGTTGCTGTAAGCACTCCGGCTACTGGTACTGTATGGCCTGGATACTTCTATCAAAAGTATGAAGGAAGTAGTATTGCGGCTGCTCAAGTTTCAGGAGTACTTGCTCTTGCTTTAGAAGAATATCCAGATATGGATCAAACAGAAGCAAGGAATTATATAACTAGATATGCCCGGGCTGGACTTATGTCTAACACTGCGGGCGGATATTCAGACGATCTAAGTTTACAAGACGGTCCAAACAAAATTCTATACTACTATAAAGAACGCGAGATATCTGGATTTGTGTCTCCAAAAGTAAATTATAGAGTACGTCCAGAAAGCGGACTAGTATTTCCTAGACCTAGAATAAAACGTACTTAAATTGTACTAGATACATTATCTTTTTTTGGGTAAATACTTAAAACGGAGCTAAAATGCCATTATCTGTATGGACTCAAGATTCTAATTATAACTTTGGAATACACGAAGAAAGAATTACGGTTAATTTACCGCTGCCTGTAACTCCAACAACAGGAGTAACTTATCAAGTTATTTCTGGGAACTTACCCAGAGGATTACGTCTTGTTGGGTCTAATATTATAGGAACACCTTTTGAAGTTTCTAGAACTACCGAATACAAATTTGTTGTTAGAGCGAAAAAAGGTATAAATTTTGCCGACAGAACTTTTAGAATAACCATAGTAGGAAGTGACGATCCTCAGTGGCTAACACCAGCCGGACCGTTGCCCGTAGGTGCTAATCAAGCTTATTATATTTTAGATAGTAGTTATATTGACTTTCAACTATCTGCTGTAGATACTGACACTGCAGCAGGACAACAACTTAAATTTTTTATAGCTAGTGACGGAGGAGAATTGCCTCCTGGACTTATAATGACCGAAAGTGGACGTATAACTGGATTTGTACAACCACTATTATCAGTTCCTCAGAATGCTGGTGAAGGCCCTTACGACACCGACTTATTTGATAATGTGGCCTACGATTTTGGATATAGACCAACCAATGGTTACGATACCTATGTGTACGATTTAACTGTTTATGATTTTTTTGTTCCTACCGGAAGACCAAGAAAGTTAAATAGAAATTATGAATTTATAGTAACTATTACAGACGGTGATACTTTTACTACACGAAAATACAGAATTTACGTAGTTGGTGACGATTTCTTTAGATCTGATAACGTTATTACAACAGCAGGCAGCGGCACGTATACAGCGGATGTAACCTACGTTAGATCTCCTATCTTTACTACTCCAGCTGATCTAGGATTTAGACGAGCAAACAATTATCAAACTTTTAAAATTGATACATGGGAAGGATTTAATGACGATCTAGGTCCTATTGTTTACGAATTTGAAAGCATTAATGCTAGACTTAACGGCATGGCTATTAGAGAAACAGCTAGCGATAATAGGTTAGGATCTACAAACGTAAGAATAACTAGGGCAACATTAGAACCATTAATAGGATATAAATTAAATTTTAACGGAGAATTTACTGGCGCAACTAACACAACATATACTATAATTGATGTAGATCAATTAGGTGGCGATATTTATAGAATGACTTTAGATAAACCTTTAGAAATAACTATTCCCAATGGTGCTGCTATCTTTATAGGAGACGACAGCGTTCTTCCTCCAGGCATGGACTTTGACCCGACTAAAGCAGAAGTATTTGGCACTGTTCCTTATCAACCTGCTATAACTAAAGAATATAATTTTACTATTAGAGCTATAAGATTTGGTCAAGGTACGGAAGTGGCTAGTAGTCGCAGAGTTTTTTCAGTTAAAATATTTGGAGAAGTTGATAGTGCCATGTCATGGAACACTCCTAACGATTTAGGCACAATACTAGCAGGGTACGTAAGCACATTATTTGTCAGCGCATCGAGCACATACAACGGTACTATAATGTATAAACAGCTCGATGGTAAAATGCCTCCTGGTTTAAGTTTAAACTTTGACGGAGAAATTGTAGGAAAAACAAATGAGATTGGTCAACAAGTTTCTTACAAAGGTATGTGGAAACCAAGCACAGCATATACTACAAACAATATAGTAAGAAAAAACAGTAACTTAAATATTACTTCGATTGTTAGAAAAAAGAACACAGGATTTATTGTTACCGAAACAGATCACGGTTATAAAGACAACAGTCTTGTAAGAATAATCACAGATGATTTAACCTTTAACACATATTCTAGTATTGCTATTGAATGCGGTCCTATTAAAATAAACTCTAGAATAGGGTCTGGTAATAACAGAGTAAAATTTAGTATACCTAAACAAAAAAATATACCACTTGCTCCTACTTTTCCTAAAGGTAGCATTACCGGAACACCTGCTAGTAATGTAGCTATATCTATTAGAACTGTCAATGTTAAATCTACTACAGGATCTGGCGTAGGCGCACAGTTTAAAATATTTAAACCGTCAGATGCCTTAGTTAGATACACTGGTATAACTGAAATTTATTTAGAAGATCCCGGAATTGGATATTTGCCTGGAGACTATATTACAATTAGTGGAGCTGATCTAGACGGTGTCGATGGCATAAATGACATGACGTTTTGGATTCCAAATGGAATTGAATACTATTATAAAGTAAATGGAAACAGTAATAGTTTATATAATGGTAGATTTTTTGCTACAGAAAGCTCATCAGACTCTATAACATTGGTATATGCTGAAGATCCAGGAACATTCGGTAGCGGTACAATTAGTGTAGCTGTTGACTCTAATACATTTGAAGGTCAGACCCAGATTACTCCTTTGAATTATTTTAGTTATAATAACAAAGGAAGTACCACAGTAATGAAAGTTGCCGAGGGAAGAACAGAACCAGAAGCTATGTTCTACAAAGCATTGGTAAATCATACCAGCGGTCCAACATTTATAAACAGCAATTGGGAATCTTACACATTTGAGCTCGAGACGTCGACCCTAACAGAAATTGATACTAAGACTACTACATTTGATAATCAAACTACAACCTTAGATCGAACATATCAATTTACTATACAGGCAGCTGATCCTTTGGGATATAGTGCTATCGAACGACAATTTACAGTTCGTGTAAGTAATCCTAATCAAAAGTATTACAGTAACTTGTACGCAAAACCGTTCCTTAAACAATCTCAAAGAGATTTGTATAAAGGATTTATTAATAATTACGAAATTTTTACTCCAGACTTAATATACAGACCTTATGATCCTGAGTTTGGGATTCAACGAAATTTAAAAATGTTAGTGTTTGCCGGAATAGAGACAAAAGAAAGCAAAGACTATATTGCCATGATGGCTAAAAATCATAAACCTAAAAGATTTAAATTCGGCAGCGTTGAGAAAGCAGTGGCAAAACTACCAGGAACTAACACAGAATTATATGAAATTGTCTACATTAAAATGATAGATCCGCTGGAAAAACAATTACCTAACGGAAAATCTAAACCGTTGCCTCAAGTTGTTAAATTAGAATCGAGCAGTAATAATATCACAGTAGATCAAAATAACCAATTTTATCAAGGACCATTTACATTAGATAGTCAAACATGGAACAGAGCAAATCCTTTTTATGTATCATTAGACAGCACCACAGTTTTTGCTGGAGACCCCGGCTCCAGCATAAGATTTCCTAGCAGTATTAGTTTATGGCGATACAGAATTAAAAATATGATCGATACTGCTAGAGAAAGAAACTACTTACCATTATGGATGCGTAGTATTCAACAGGGCAGCGTAACAGAATTAGACTATGTTGCTGCCGTACCAATTTGTTTCTGTAAGCCAGGGGGCGCAGATTACATTATGTTAAACATTAAAAACCATCTTGAAACTACAGATTTTGACTTTAAATTAATAGATTTTACCATAGACAGGTATATCATAGATTCTGTAGAAGAGGGTTACAACACAGATAAATATCTAGTATTTAAAAATGATAGGACTTCAATAACATGACCAGTGCAATAGTATCAGCTACAATTGATGACGCTTTTCCAGTAGCGGGCGTCGATAACGATAGCCAAGGATTTAGAGATAATTTCAACGTTATTAAAACTGGACTAGCCACTGCTGCCAGCGAAATATCTGATTTACAAACTAATGCTGCTAGAAAAGATGTAAACAACGATTTCGACGGAAATATTATAAGCAATGCTGTAACCAGTCGAGTTTACGGATCAGCCTATCAAACTACAATTACTGGAAGTAGTGGTAATATTAGTCTTAACGACGGCGAATATCAACAACTAACAATTAACAATAATTGTATTTTAACATTTACCAATTGGCCGGAAGAAAATCAATACGGCAAAATTAGATTAGAACTACGCAGTGACGGTATTTCTTCGTCAAAAGAAGTTCAATTTTCTACAGAAAGTGCTGGAGTAGTAAGATACGAGCTTGGAGCATTAACTAGTAAAGCCACAGGCGCACATAGAAATTCCAAAGGCCTTTCAGCAACATCTACAGAATTTAGTTTTCCAACAGGAAATATTACCAGCGGAAGTTTCCAACCAGCGGACTTTTTATACGGCACAGGATTGCGTGGCTCTGTTTCCATTGTGACAGTAACCAATCTAGGAGCAGCTAATGCCACTGCCACTGTAGCTCCAATTCAAATTAATTATTCTAATATTTCTGTAGGAGCAGAAGTAGTTGTTACAATGGCTGCATCAATAGCAACCGTAACTAACGGAGATCCCATTACATTATCAGATACTACAGGACTAGTACTTCCTGCTGGTTCGTATTATGCGTTTAAAGACGGCGGTAATATCAAGGTATCGACTACACCTGGTTCATATACTGCTATAACAACTGGCACAGGTACATATACTGGCAATAACAAAGCAGCAACGTTTGCTCTACCAGTTGGTCCAAAAAACTATACTAATATAACTGTGGGCGCTGAGGTAATTCTTACAATGGCAGATTCAATATCTGCAGTGACTGATGGTGATCCTGTTACACTAGCAGACACTACAGGACTTACAGGTATTAACACTTCAACTACATATTATGCGTTTAAAAACGGCAGTGACATTAAATTATCAAGTTCGCCAATTTCTTACACAGCTATAACCACTGCCATAGGAACATATACCGGAAATAACAAACCAGCTGGATTTCCTTTAACCGGTAACTCAAATAGAGTTACATTAAGCAGTGCCATTGCTTCATCTATGTATGTAAACATGCCAATTGTGTTCACAGGCACCAGTTTTGGCGGAATTGCTGCAGGAACATACTTTGTTCATAGTATTATCGACAGCACAGGTATTAGATTAAAGGATGCCACAGGTACATTAGTTACAATGTCTGGTGGGGTAGGTACACTAGCCATAACTCCACGAACTGTGTTAACTACATCATTTCCGGCACAACCAGCACAACCAGCACCAAACGCAGATAAATCAATTCTTGAAGCAACTAACCTAACTTTAACAGTAAACAGTGCTATAATTCCCGATCAAAAGCTTATATTAGATGCTGATAATTCCAAAGTTAAAATTATCGAGGCATGGAAACGTCCGTATTCCGAAGTAGGACTCAATATTGTATATTTGAAATACATAGGAGAGTTTGGATGATTCATCCACTGGCTGAAGATTTTACACAACTCAAAGATGCTGAAGTCGAATCTCGACTTCAGGATCTAAGTAAAAAATACTGGATGACAAACAATCCTCATGTACGCCAACAAATGAACGTGTTGATAGGCATTTACAGAGAAGAATTGAGTACAAGACGCCAGCGAGCTTTACAGCAACAATACCAAAACAGAGACAAAGGTCTTGACAAATTAATTAAAGTAAACTAAAATACTTTAATGAATCTAAACAAATACAGCGTTCCTGTCTTTCAAGAAAATGATCTTATGAGATTGATTTATCAAAATCACGATGATCTATTACAAGCTATTCTTGTAGAAGACACAGTGGAAACTAGAAAACTAAAAGAACACTACCCAATCAAATTAGCATCAGAATTTGAATCAGCTATTAGTGTTGAAGACTTTGACAAAATTTGTCAAAATGATTGGTTCATTCCAGACGAATACAAAAATATGGACATTGAAGGATTCTTAGTCTATGTCTGCCCTAAAGAAAATTATCAGCGTCTTATAGAAGAATTACAGGAATTTAGAGCAAGAAACATGCTCGATTTGTTACGTTGGCTAAAATATTTTGTTGATACTTGTAGGGCAAACAAAATAGTATGGGGAGTAGGTCGCGGATCTAGTGTAGCCAGCTATGTGCTATATTTGATCGGTGTTCATAGAATAGACAGTTTGAAATATAATTTAGACTGGCGAGACTTTTTAAGATAAGTATAGTTATTAAGGAGAATTACTATGGCTCAAAAAGAAGCAGGTAAAAAAATCTATCGTTCAATGCAAGGTAAAGAAATTGACATTGACAAATTACGTATTAGAAATGAAACAACTTTGGCTGTAGGTAATGCCAGAGTAAATGCTCGTGGTGATGAGATTGGTCCTGGAGGCAAAATCATTAAGAAACGCGAAGAAGTTGTCACAGAGTACTACACAGGAAAACCTAGCGAGTAAAAAATGAACACTGTTAAAGGTACAATTAAACCTCTAAGAGATAATGTCTTAGTAGTTGATATGGATTTTGATGAACAACGTACACGGTCAGGTATCATTATTACATCAGATGACGGTAAGGGACACGGTGTTAAGCCTCGATGGGCTCGTGTATGGGCAGTAGGGCCCGATCAAACTGATGTACAAGTTGGCGAATGGATCTACGTAGAACACGGTCGTTGGACTAGAGGAATCAGTGTCGAAGACAATGGTAAAGAAATTACCATTAGAATGGTTGAACCAAAATCAATTATGCTTCAATCTAACGAAAAACCAGAAGACGTATATTTAGGTGCCGAATGACAAATCCATTTCAAGATCAAGAAAAGTTTATGCGAGCCTGTGATCAAACTGTGGGCGAAACTAATGCTTATCAATTTCATTTATACAAAAATCTTATTGAAGAAGAATTTAAAGAACTTCAAGAAGCAGATAATCAATTAGAACAGTTAGATGCTTTAATAGATATATTAGTTGTAACTATTGGTGCTATTCATTCTGCTGGATTTGACGCAGAAGGGGCTTGGAAGGAAGTCATGCGTACTAATTTTGCTAAAATTGATCCTATTACTGGTAAAGTTAATAAGCGTGAAGATGGCAAAGTACTAAAGCCAGAGGGGTGGCAACCTCCCAATTTGAAACCTTTTTTAACAAAATAACCATAAGAGTCTTGACTGACTCTTATTTTTATAGTAAAATACAAAAATGAGCTTTCGTATCACTTGGGACATAGCTAACATTACGCAACAGATTTATAAGATGAGAGCTGAGGTTTGTTCTCCTTATAATGACGGATTTTCGCAATGGTCGATTAAACAAGATTTATATCAATTAAAATGGCTTATAGATCAATCGTTAGAATCATGCCCAACATTCTCAGACGAAGAACAATGGCTCAAAGAACAAGATCAAAAAAGAATGTGGAAAACTATAAAGGATAGCAAATGAATTGTAACACTTGTCACAAAGAATACAGCCCTGTGTGCGACTATAATCAAGGACGCTGTCCTCTCCATCCACCTTATATCAATCCTCATTCGATGAGATTTTATAATTTATTCAAATCAATAAAGGAATTTTTTAGTCGTGAAAGAAAACCTAATTAGCCAGGCGGGGTTTAGCACTACTTTTGAAAAAGATCGATTATATAAACTAATTGATCTAGTTGTAAAAGAATGTGTTCAAGCAGTAAAAAATACTCCAACTAATTGTGCCATTACCACTTATGATTTAGGAGTAGCTGAATGTACAATACAAAAAAGCCTAGATCAATTAACAACCAAATTTAATTTACCGAGAGAAAAAAAGGATAGCAATGAAAGACTTATGGGTAGAGAAGTATAGACCAAAAACACTTGATGAATATGTTTTTAGGGATGCCCATCAAAGACATCAAATTGAAAGATGGGTATCTGAAAAAACTATTCCCCATTTGTTGTTAAGTGGTAATGCCGGTATCGGTAAAACTACTTTAGCCAAAGTACTGTTCAATGAGTTAGAGATTAACGATCTTGACATTATGGAAATTAATGCCAGTCGAGAAAATAATGCTGAAACTATCCGAGACAAGATCACTAACTTTGTGCGTATGATTCCTTTTGGAGATTTTAAGATTGTCTTATTAGACGAGGCTGATTATCTTACTCCTAACGCACAGGCTATTCTACGTGGAGTTATGGAGGAGTATCATACTACTGCTCGATTTATACTAACGTGTAACTATCCTAATAGAATTATTCCAGCCATTCACAGCCGTTGTCAAGGATTTCATTTTGAAAAAATTGATGCCACTGAGTTTACTGCTAGAGTAGCTACAATTCTTGTCGAAGAAGGCATTGATTTTGATTTAGATACACTAGACACATTTGTTAAGTCGTCTTATCCAGATCTGAGGAAAACTATCAATAATGTTCAAATGAACAGTCTAGATGGTAAGTTACATGTACCTGAAAGCAACGAATCCAACGACGACTATCGCTTTCAAATGGTTGAACTTTTTAAACAGGGCAAAATTCGAGACGCCCGTAAACTAATTTGTAGTCAAGCTAGACCAGAAGAAATTGAGGACATCTATAGATGGATGTATGACAATGTTGAAATCTTTGGCGACGAAATGACTCAAGACAAAGCACTATTAATCATCAAGCAAGGTCTTGTAGATCATACTCTTGTGATCGATCCCGAAATTAATCTAGCTGCTACATTAGTAAGACTTGCTAATTTATAAGGGAATAAGATGACACACTTAGTAACAGAAAACTGTATCAAATGTAAACACACAGATTGTGTAGATGTTTGTCCTGTTGATTGTTTTCACGAAGGACCTAATTTTTTAACTATTGATCCCGACGAGTGTATTGACTGCGGAGTTTGTATACCAGAATGTCCCATTGATGCTATTGTACCAGACAATGATACTAATGTTGATGTAGTATTTTGGTCAGATTTAAATAGAAGGCTTAGCCAAAAATGGCCTGTAATTACCAAACGTAAAGATCCGTTGCCGGAAGCTGAAGAATGGAAAGACAAGCCTAATAAAATCGATCTACTAGAAGAATAAAATAGTATGAGGGAAATAGTAACTCCAGATGGTAAAGTTTATGCTCGAGTAGAGGTCGACAACGAGCATCTTAGTATACAACTAGTCAACTATCATGGAGTTGTTGTCAAGATGGATAAAAAAATTATTCCTCAATTAAGACAATTGCTAACAGAAGCAGAATTTTTTAAATTGTTATGAAACAAAAATATGTTGACCTTTATATGGATTGGGCTCGTCGGGCAGCTGAATTAAGTCATGCTCGACGACTTCATGTTGGTGCTGTCATAGTCAAAGACGATACTGTTATTAGTTATGGCTACAACGGTATGCCAGCCGGATGGGATAACGACTGCGAAGATAAAGACTGGATGGATCGAGGTGCAGGTGGGTGGTTGGATCCAGAAGAAATCTACGAGCGGTGGCCTCATGTGGAATACAATGAAGAAGCAGAAGAAGAATATAGATACCGTTGGAAAACTAAACCAGAGGTACTACATGCTGAGTCAAATGCCATTGCTAAATTAGCTAGATCAACAAATAGCGGTGCTGGAGCCGATCTCTTTATTACCCATAGTCCCTGTATCGATTGTGCTAAATTAATATATCAGTCCGGAATTAAACGTGTTTTTTTTGGAGAACACTATAGAGATAACGCAGGGATTGATTTTTTAACCAAATCAAACATAGAGGTAATAAAACATGGCTAAACGAATTTTAATTATGGGGTTGCCTGGTAGTGGTAAAACCTACTTTGCTGAAAGATTGAAGAAATATCTGGAAGATTTTTCCAGAGCTGATCAAATGCCTGCTGAACGCATGATGCATTTAGAAATGCCGCCTGCTTACTGGAAGGCCAAAGTAGACTGGTTTAACGCCGACGATGTTCGCAGACGTTATAATGATTGGGACTTTAGCAAAGAAGGACGCATTCGTCAAAGTCTTCGTATGTTAGAATTTGCTATTAAATGCTCTGGCGACTTTGTCATTTGCGATTTTGTAGCACCTCTTCCAGAAATGCGTCATAATTTTAAAGCAGACTGGACTATCTGGATGGATACTATCGATTCCGGACGTTACGAAGACACTAACAAAGCGTTTATTCCGCCAGATATGTATGACTTCCGTATCACAGAACAAAATGCGGAAAAATGGGTTGAGTTTGTAGGACAACATATTTTAGATGAAAAGCGTAGGCCGATATTTAATTGGCAAAACGAAACTGTACAGATGTTAGGTCGTTGGCAACCGTGGCATGAAGGGCATCGTAAATTATTCGAACGTGCTATTGCTAAAACTGGTCAAGTATGTATTATGATTCGAGACTGTCAAGGATGGAACGGGTCAAATCCATTTGCCATTGAACAAGTTAAAAACTTTATTCGTAGAGATCTAGATCCGCTTTATCAAGGTCAATACGAAATACAGGTTGTTCCTAATATTGTTAACATTACTTATGGTCGTGATGTAGGATATAAGATCGAACAAGAAGTGTTCGATGATGCCACACACAGCATTAGTGCTACTAAAATTCGTCAATCCATGGGTCTTAAATGAACAAATATCACGTCAGATTTAACACAAAACACAACGGTAGTGAGTTAGTCTGGCGAATATTTGAAAATGGTGTTGAACATTTAGCTTCAGACGTTCGTATTGTTGGGGAAACTTTTACAGAAACAACACACGAACACGGAGAAACTAAGTGGAATATAGCTTGCCATGGTAGACTTATATGGGTCGATACTGTGGCAGTTATAGTTACTGGTAAAGATTAAGGGGGCATAAGCCCCCTTTTTTAATCTCCGTATACTTCTAGTACTTCTCTTACTGCTTCATGACGTTCAATGTCCTTATGGTCAAATTGTACTACGTCTATATGATCTAATCGTTTACCTTGTAATTTACTTACAAAATCAATTAGACCATTGTCTTTTAATCTGTCTGCTTGATTCAAATCTCCTGTTACAACCATCTTGCTATTTTCTCCTAATCTGGTCAGTAACATTTTCATCTGATTCTGCGTGGCATTTTGCATTTCATCTGCTACTATGTAGGCATTTTTGAATGTCCTACCACGCATATATGCTAGTGGGCTTATTTCAATTATTCCGTCATATAACATTCCTTCAATGTCTTTTTGTTGATAATATTCTGCTAATACATCAAAAATAGGTCTTGTCCACGGTGCCATTTTTTCGTTTAATGTACCGGGTAAGAATCCTAGATCTTCATCTACACTTACGGCGGGTCTTGTAACGACGATTTTTTCAATCAATCCATCTCTTAGCATTTTTATTCCGTTTTGAACAGCCAATAGGGTTTTACCCGTACCAGCTGGACCCAACGCAAACACTATGTTTTTAGTGTCGTCTTGGAGCTTGTAAAGGTATTCTTCTTGGTGTTTATTACGAGGCAGCAAAGTTACTCTTTGCTTTTTTTGAGGTGTATATGCTTGAAAATCTATCACGTTTACATTAGAGGTAAAGCGTTTTTTCACTCTTTTACTCATTAAGTTCTCCCACTTAGAAAGCAGGACTTGTAGCGACCGCCTTTGATAACTACAGAGGTCCTACATTTTTATTTAACCATTCTACAGAAATTTAATAACATAAGATATGATCTAGCTACGACTAAATAAGTATAGTGATTTTTAGGACGTAAAATGAGAGATATTTTAGACATTATCAAAAATGTTGAATCCATTTATAGTGCCAACACCAGTTTAAGCGAGCTCAAAGATTTCGAACGTGTTTTAGACGAAATGGATATGTACGTATATAAAAACTGGGAGGACGGCGAACTTGCCGAAGGCCCTTTTGTGGAACGTCATTGGGTAAAAGCTAGCTTTATGTGGCCGATGGAAAAGATGCCTGACCCCATGGCAGCAAAACGTTTACTAGATTATGGATGTAGAGTACGATACGAAAAAACATTTTTAATAGAGCCTAGACAGGTCAAAGAACCAGACGACCTACGTCCTGGCACTAAAAAAGGTAAACTAGATCGAAAACCTATTTGGGTTGTAGAAATTACCATGCCTAGGAAGTTAGTAGCAGATACATTTGAAGGTTACATGACTAAAATGAGAGAAAGCATTGGCATTGGCAGAACAGAAGGCACTCAAGCTGCTCCAGCTGAAGCAGCAGATAATATGTTAGCAGCACCTCAATCACCAGCAGGCGCTGCTCCAGCAGCAACACCACAACCAGGAGCACCAAGTGCAGCGCCAGCAGTTTAAAGAATCTCTACGCTCAGATGATTTACACAATCTAGTAAGTCATGTTTTTGAGGTTGACAGCTATGCTAGTAAAATGGGCGACGATAAAGATATCGTAGTTCTAAGCTTTACTGTCGAAGACCTTGCTCCAGCTCAGGATCTAGTAAACTTTGTAGAACGAGGTTACGATTTTGTGCTAGATGCTGACTCTAGTCCTGGCGAACTAGAAGATGGACGTTATAAAGTATTCATAGAAATTGAAAGAAATAAAAGAATAGCAGAACAAATTCAAGAAGTTTTAGACGGTGTTGGTAAATTAACTGGCATAGATGAATTTAAGTTTAGATATTATAAAAGTTTTAACTCGCTACCATTAGACGCACTACAAGAAACTATTCCAACTGATAAAAATAGCTATGAAATTTCAATTAAAGAAAACAGTCTAAATAATTTTAGCAATTTTTTTAATAAAAGTTATTTAGAAAGCGTTAGTATAGATAATAACGATTTAGTTTTTCAAAAAAGATATTCAGAACCATTAAGAATGCGTATTAAAGGTTTTGGTCAACGTCATCAAGTATACGAAAGCTTACCGGGACGTATCATGATTGAAACTAAAGATGTTTCTGAAATTCTATATCTAACAAAATACCTAGGCGATTACAATATTACAAAAATAAACAATTGGTTTGTGTTTGAACATAATGATTACGCGGTTGTATTGGAGAAGTTGTAATGTGGCAAATAACTTGGATTCTGAGTTTTTTACCTGATTGGTTTTGGACTCTAGTATTAATTGTTGGTGTACTGGGTCTAATTGCATCTTGGATATTAAAAAAGATTCCATTTATTTCTAATAACGCATTACCAATTAAAGTTATTTCCATTTTGATGCTGTTAGTAGGTGTATACTTTCAAGGTGTAATAGCTAACGAAGAAAAATATAAAGCAGAACATGAAAGGCTTAAAGCTGAAATAGCAGCAGCAGAAGCTAAAGCCAAAGAACGTAATGTTGAAATACAAAAAGAAATAGTTTACAGAGATCGTGTTATAAAAGAAAAAGGCGATACTGTGATTAGATATGTTGACAGAGTAGTTAAAGGTGATCCTGTAGTAATTACTCAAGAAGTTGTTAAAGAAAGAAATCTCAGCGACGAAGAGCGTAAAAAATTAGAAGAACAAATTAGAGAATTACAAAGAGCAGAAAAAGAATGTCCTGTGCCTAGTTTAGTCATACAAGGTATTAACGAAGCAGCAAAACCTCCAGCAAAGGGAGATAAAAAATGAAGTATTTAGGTATTATACTAATTACAATTTTTTTAAATGGTTGTAGTTTATTACCTAAATTAACTGCTGCTAAACCTAAATTTCCAGAACCAATTAAAGAACTTACTGAACCTTGTCCCGATCTCAAACAGATCGAAGGCGACAAAGTAGCAATTACTGACCTACTAAGATCAGTGGTCAATAACTACACTTTATATTATCAATGCTCGTTAAAGAATGACGGCTGGAACGAGTGGTATAAACAGCAAAAAGAAATATACGATAAAATAAAGTGATCTAACTAAGGAGCGAAAATGAGTTTTATTCTTACTAGGGAGCAATTGGCTCAATTAATACCTGGTAACCCATACCTTGATTATTGGCATAACGCCTTATCTTTATGTTTACCAGACTATGATATAAACACACCAAGACGTGTGGCTGCATTCATAGCTCAATGTGCTCACGAAAGCGGTGGATTTAAATTCTTAAAAGAAAATCTCAACTATCGTGCTGCCAGTTTAATGAAAGTATGGCCAAGATATTTTCCTACTCAAGACATAGCTAACCAATATGCTAACAAACAAGAAATGATTGCCAATCGTGCCTATGGCGGGCGTATGGGTAATGGTCCGGAAGAATCAGGAGACGGTTGGAGATTTTGCGGTAGAGGATTGATTCAGTTAACTGGCCGTAACAATTATCAAGCATTTGCTGATAGTATTGAAACTCCTGTTGATGAAATTCCGGCATACTTACAAACATTTGAAGGTGCTGTACAAAGTGCCTGCTGGTTTTGGGAAACAAACAAACTTAATCAATGGGCAGATGCTGGAGACATCTTAACATTAACAAAAAGAATCAATGGCGGTACATTAGGTTTAGCTGATAGACAGAAACACTATGAACACGCACTACATGTTTTAGGAGCACACTAATGAGCGAAGTAAAAACAGAAGTAAAACCTCTCAGTAGAAGCGAACGAGAAGCTAAAATTAAAGACAAAGCAGGATTCGTCATTGTATTCTTAGCTGCTATTTTAGCTATTAATACTATGATAGGTGGACAAAATTCTAGTAAAATTATGAATAACACAATTGCCGCTAATAATCAGTGGGCATGGTATCAAGCTAAAAACGTTCGTGGTGTGCTTTATGAAACTGCTGCTGCTAGTGCTACCGATCCTCAAGTCAAAGCTAAATTTGAATCTGAAAAAGATAGAATGGAAGCAGACAAGAAAGAAATAGCAGAAAAAGCCAAAGCATTAGAAGCAGAGAGAGCAGTTGCTCGAGAAAAGTCTCCATGGTTTACTTGGGGAGGCAGTGTATTACAAATTGCTATTGTGCTATTAACGGCTAGTATTCTTGCTGTAAGCATGCCAATGTTCTGGATAAGTTTAGTTGTTGGTGCCGCAGGAAGTCTATTTGTTAGCCAGGCACTGTGGTTATGGTTACCAATAACATTATAAGAGGTGAGCGATGAGCGAAAAAGAATACGAAAAGATGAGTGCTTCTGAAAAGAAGAAAGAAGATTGGATGAATAGTAAATGGCGTCCCATGATGGGATGGTCATATATGTTAACTTGTATTGCGGACTTTGTGATATTCCCCATCTTATGGAGTGTTTTACAAAGTGTTAGCAAGGGACAGGTTAATATCCAATGGCAACCTATTACACTTCAAGGCGCAGGACTATATCACATTGCAATGGGTGCTGTGTTAGGTATTGCCGCCTACGGACGCACACAGGAAAAACTAGGAGGAGCAAACAATGGCGGAATCCAACTACCAGCAAATGTCGGAACAACATATACGCCTCCACCGCCAGTGGGACAGTCAGCCGCGCCCAACTTTGGTGCACCAATGGCCACAACAGTTACCCAAACATTCGGAAC